CCGTTCCACTTGTTCCTGAAGAACCATCCGTACCACTTGTTCCTGAACTACCATCTGTACCACTTGTGCCTGAACTACCATCCGTACCACTAGTACCAGAACTACCATCCGTTCCACTTGTTCCTGAAGAACCATCCGTACCACTTGTTCCTGAACTACCATCTGTACCACTTGTGCCTGAACTGCCATCTGTTCCATTAGATCCAGAAGTTCCTGAAGAGCCATCTGTTCCGCTAGTACCAGAACTACCATCCGTTCCACTTGTTCCTGAAGAACCATCCGTACCACTTGTTCCTGAACTACCATCTGTACCACTTGTGCCTGAACTACCATCCGTACCACTAGTACCAGAACTACCATCCGTTCCACTTGTTCCTGATGAACCATCCGTACCACTTGTTCCTGAACTACCATCTGTACCACTTGTGCCTGAACTACCATCTGTTCCATTAGATCCAGAAGTTCCTGAAGAGCCATCTGTTCCACTTGTGCCGGAAGAACCATCTGTTCCGCTAGTACCAGAACTACCATCCGTTCCACTTGTTCCTGAACTACCATCTGTACCACTCGTACCTGAACTACCATCTGTTCCACTAGTACCTGATGACCCAGAACTTCCACTAGAACCTGCAGTTCCTCCAGTTATCGTCACCGTTATATTACCACCACCATCATCAGCAACCGATGCTCCGTTGAAGGTTATTCCCGTAACACTCGTTACAGTTGTCGTTCCATCTCCAACGCTTAAAGGACTTCCTCCTCCTGAAGTAAAACCTGTTATGTTTACTGAACTACCATCACTATTATTTAATGTTAAAGTTTGAGTTCCACTACTATAGGTTCCTCCCGTTACAGTTCCCGTAAATCCTGTAATGGTTATTGTACCTCCAGTATTATTATATAAATCTAATGTTGTAATTCCTGAATAATATGTTCCTCCCGTAATTTGAACATCAGTTCCCCAAAATATTCTCCAACGAGCATCATCTCTTGTTGTACCACTAACACCCTCAATAGTAGATCCTGTCCATGCATCCATAAACGCTTGTCCCGCAGCGCTGTTATTTGCTATTTGATATCCAGTTCCCGCTTGAGGTATAATATCACCAGCGGCATCTGCCGCATCCCATAAAATTGTATAGTCAGGTATTGTATATTGATAAACAGTATCTGTTTCTTGTACATATGCCTGCATACCCACTCTTCTTCTACCTGAAGAAATCCCATCATTTTTAAGATTTACGAAGTTAAGAACTGGTGGATAATCATATCCACCACAATAAAAACTAATAGGAATAACGTTTCCTGAGTAAAACACATCCCCTCCTCCGTCATAAACGTCTTGTGGTATCACCCAATTTAAGTCAGCAAGGTTCCACACTTCCATGTATCCTCCAATACTATTTACACTAAAAAGTACACCCTGATCATTTTCTCTTTCTACCGAAAAAGGTCCCGCGATTATTGTACCTGATGTAGGATTTACATATTTAAAACTCATTTTTTCTTAATTATTACGTATTTTTTATTCATCATACTAATGTTCCTCCTTGGAAATAATTTGGTAATAACCCTGTGGACAATCTAAAATCAGTACTTGCATATGAAGTATACATTTTATATGTTCCCGCCGGTATATTTGTACTTCCAGAATAATTTATTATTAAACTATTATATCCTGTATTCATTGTTCTTGGAAGCATTCCTCCAGATGATACACCATTTTTAACGGTCGAGTATTTTTGACCATTTGTTGAACCTATTGATGCAAATACTGTAACCCAATTGCCTGTTGTTGCAGTAAATGCCCCTGAAGGTATTTGAACTGTTTGGAAGGTATAGGCAATAATCGGATTACCCCATACATCATTTCCTCCAGATGTTGTAGATACTGGTGACTGAATAATTGCGGGTTCATCCCCACTCGCAAGATTTCCTGTCCATCCCGGATAAGCCAAATACGCATTCATTTGTGCGTCAAATGTTGCCTGAACTAACGAAGGACCCGTACCTGAATTCCATCCTTTCCAAGTACTACCTTGAGATGTCATCCAACTATTTAAATTAGCTCTAGGAATCGCACTATTTGTATCAATAAACAAATAATCCATTAATCCAGGTTGTGTTGGAGTTGGTGTTGGTGTTGTAGTATTGGTTGGAGTTTGTGTTGGTGTTTCAGTATTGGTTGGTGTAATCGTATTTGTAGGTGTTTGAGTATTGGTAGGAGTATTCGTTGGTGTTTCAGTATTGGTAGGAGTATTGGTTGGAGTTTCAGTATTCGTCGGCGTCATAGTATTAGTCGGCGTCATAGTATTCGTCGGCGTCATAGTATTAGTCGGAGTTGCAGTATTTGTTGGAGTATTTGTCGGAGTTTCAGTATTTGTAGGTGTTTGAGTATTGGTAGGTGTATTAGTTGGTGTTTCAGTATTTGTCGGTGTTGTAGTATTGGTTGGTGTTGTAGTATTGGTTGGTGTAATAGTATTTGTTGGTGTTTGAGTATTGGTAGGAGTGTTAGTTGGAGTTTCAGTATTAGTTGGAGTAACGGTTTGAGTTGGAGTTTCAGTATTGGTTGGCGTTGGTGTAGATGTAGGAGTATCAGTAATTGTTGGCGTAGGTGTTTGAGTAGGTGTATCAGTTATTGTTGGAGTAGGAGTCTGAGTCGGTGTATCAGTAATTGTTGGTGTAGGAGTCTGAGTTGGCGTTTCAGTATTAGTAGGTGTTTGGGTTGGTGTCTCAGTATTAGTAGGAGTATTGGTTGGAGTCTGTGTAGGCGTTTCAGTATTGGTAGGAGTCATTGTTGGAGTTAATCCCATTGTTACCGTTGGCGTAGGTGTTTGAGTCGGAGTTCCAGTATTAGTAGGAGTATTAGTCGGAGTTTCGGTATTGGTAGGTGTATTAGTATTTGTTGGAGTTTGTGTATTGGTAGGAGTCTGTGTATTAGTAGGAGTATTGGTAGGAGTCTGTGTTGGCGTTTCAGTATTAGTAGGTGTATTAGTTGGAGTCGCAGTATTAGTTGGAGTTTGTGTTGGAGTTGTAATTGCAGGAGTACCACTAGGTGTCGGAGTTGGTGTTGGAGTTGTACATTCTAAATTAATAACAACGCCATAAAGCATTTCATTTCTTGTCTGAGCAGAATAATAAATTACGCTATTAACATAAACATTAAAAGGGCCTAAAGCATTAGAATTTGACGCTAATCTAACAATATATGATGTGCAACCAGTTACAGTTTCCTGCTGTTCAATAGTTGCGGAACAACCAGGTGCATTATTTGTGACAAGAATAGTATATGTGGACATCCGCAGTTTTTTATAAATAAATACCACAGTTATTCCATTTCAAAAAGAACAAAAAGATTTTTTTGATTATTATAAGGAACTAATCAATTAATAATTCCGTATTTTTATTTAAATGTGGATTTGTTGAAGTTAGGATTGTTGATTAATCGTGATATTAACCACGCATGACGCCAATTCAATAGTTATTTGGAAGGTACATCCAAAAGTACATTGTAGCACTTTAAATGTCTGACAACCATTATCATCAATTAAAGTTAATAAAATTTCAGGTGCCGTTTCAAATATCGCAGGTATTGTAGTATTATACTCAACAACAGGAGGTACTGTAGGTCCTGAAATAGTCCCAAGAAATGTTATATTATTCCCATAAATGTCCGACATATAAACATTTATTGGAAAAGTTCCCCCTGATATTTCTGTAATTCTTACTTGGTTCATGATAAACACGTTATGTCATAATTTATTATCAAGTCAATAACCATCTGTTGTCCATCTAATGATATATTAGCCGGATCAGTACTTATCGTTATCTGATTACTTAATGGATCAACGATAACATTTCCTACGCCAGGAACTGCCAATAATAAAGTTTTAATTGTATCGTACCATAAATTATCTGATGGTGCCTGAACTAATGATGTCGAGGTAAAGAAGGTATCACTTGTCGTCCATCCAGACGGTGTTACAGAGACTTGTGCAACAAAATCAGCACTAACCAAGCTACAACTCGTATTACCTGTAGTTAGGTCATAAAACCCTTCATTTAACATCTGTAGTAATCCATTCTTTGTTGGCGATTCAAGTTGGAATATTTCTTCCCCCATAACATAAGTTTGATATGACACATAATTACTATTACAATTAATAGTAGTACTTCGACTTAACACACAACTAGTACTATCAATAATACTTAAACTATATGTTCCCGCAGTTAAACCCGTTAATTGTATTTGTTGTGGATTTCCAGGCACATTAGATGACCAGTTAAATGTATAAGGAGCAGTACCCGAATTTATAAATGCGGTTATTGATCCATCACTTCCTCCACCACATGATGTACTATATAATGAGAAATTTAAAGGCTGGCTATAAGGAACAAAAACATTAGAACTTTGAGAACATCCTGTAGCGTCAGTCACAACAACATTATGTGTTCCACCCGCAATATTTGTGAAAGTTACTCCAGTTAAATTAGTATCAATAATATTATTTAATCCATCAACAGAGTAATCTAACGGTAAAGTATATCCTGTTGTAGTTTGAACTACAATAGTACCATTTTTCTGATTACATGAAGTTGTAGTACCTGTTAAAGCAATTGTAAACTTATTCTCTGTAACTAAAGTAATTTCTTGTATTGTAGAACATCCTGAATTATCTGAAACGGCAACAGTATAAGTTCCCGAATCAAGACCTGTGAAAATGTGTGTTGTCTGCGAATTAGTCACATTTACCTGATTTGAGTTTGGATAAATTAAGGTATATGTATAAGGAACAGTTCCACCAACAACTGACACCGATATTTGCCCATCAACACTCGAACAAGTCGAATTTTGTCCTTGCATACTAACGGAAGTAATACCCTGAGGAGCAACTAAACTTGTTCCAACTTGTAATTGACATAATCCCGCATCGGTAACAACAAAATTATATTGTCCCGCAGATAATCCTGACACTGTGAAAGTTGTTGAGTACGAAACTAAAACATTTCCTGAAGACGCCGAATAATAATAAGGAGCAGTTCCACCTGTAATCGTTAGACTTAAAACCCCATCAGACGCAAAACAAGTAGGTGGTGTCGCAGTAAATAATCCAAACCCAATTGGTGACACATCCACCACAGTTGCCGTTTGAGATTTCATACACCCATAATAATCAGTGACAGTAACACTATAAACGCCAGCCGTTAATCCTGTTATAGCACTTGTTGTCTGTCCATTACTCCAAAAATAAGTATAGGGAGAGGTTCCTGTTGCTCCAGTAACCACAACCTTACCAATAGGTGTTCCCCCACAACTTGAATTTGGTACCGTCCATAACCCAAAATCAAAATCTTGAGAGTTTTCAATAATAAAACTTTGGCTTTGCCCTGTACATCCCCCATAATCTCTACCATCCAAATAGTAAGTCCCACCGCTTAAGTCGGCAAAAACAATTGTTCCATTGTTTGTTGTTGCAGATTTAACAAAAATATTATCAGTAGTATAAAGATAATAAGTTGTTGATGAATTCATTGATGTAGATGAACCAGTTACAGATCCATTATCTAACCCACAGGTAGTACTTTGAACACTATTAACCGAAATACAAACTCCATTAGATACCGGAATATTAATATAAAATTCACTATTAATCGGTAATGTAGAATCATTCACCCTAACACCATAAACATTACTGTATAATCCCGTTTTTAATGTAGGCTCATCAACGACAACATCATCAGGTGGTAAATATGGACTTATCCATTCAGCAGTGTATGGAGGCGTTCCACCATATAAATAAAGCGAAATTATTCCAGACCCTGTATTTGTACAATCACCTGTTACTGATATATTATAATTAAATGCCGACATTAACTATTATTACAATTTATGCTTATGTTTATCCCCACATTCAATGAAAGTGATTTATTAATATCTCTTTCAGTACATGTTAAGTTAGTAATTGTAAGGATATTACCATTCAAGAAATAAGTATACCCATAATCATATATTTCTGGTAGATATTCTATAACAGCATTTCTCCATGTTCGATTAGTAGGTACATCAGTATAACCATATCCACTATAGAAAGTTTGTTGAATTAAAATCTCATTATCAATTCTTAAGTCCACAAACCAACTAGTCTGTACAGAACTTTTCACACAATCATTTAATGTTAGACCACTTTCCGCCAACATTAAATTAACTCTATTAGTAAGAATTGCATTAAAATTACTTACATCAATATCACCATTTAACCACGGATAGATATTAAACTCAGTATATTCAGTACTACAGTTATAATCAAAAATATTTGAAATAATATAACACGGATCAATTGGTACTGGTATAAATTGACATCCTCTCTGTCTTCTATAAACAAACTTTTGTTTTTGGAATATTGAGTTCTCCATCCTAACACCTGTATTCCAAATAGTCGTTGCCGGAACCATTTGTTCAACAAGTTTCATCCAATATGGACCGATACCATCAACATAATCAATTAATTTTTGATAGGTATATTTGTTATTTGGAATTCCAACTGTTTGTTCCGATTCAATATATTTCCAAAAAATAGATTGTAATGTTGGATATCCTCCAGTTTTACCATCAGTAATATATTGTCTATTTCTAACATTAATCATATTTTGCCAGAAAGTTTGAGAAAATTCAAAGAAAGTCTTTTTCTTTGGATTAGGCTTAATGAATGTCCAATCAACACCTCCAGGTACTGGATATCCAACTGTTAGTCCTGATTCAGGAATTGGATAGTCATATGTTCTTGATTCATCCCAAACATCATAAAGTAGTCCTTGTGACGGATTTAGAAAAATATCCACCTCTTTTGAGTTAATAACCAAATTCTCATTATCAACATAATAATAAGCATTATAATCTCCCTCTACAGATACTCGTATTCTATTATCTTCTTGTAACCAAGATTTATTATTATCAACAGTTTGACTTAACTTAAACCCTTCATTCATATATGGGAAATCCCTAAACCTATCAAGATATAATTGTCCATAAGTAAAAGGTTGCAATTGAGTCTGAATATTATAATTCTGTCCTGTATAAACTTGTCCAGTTATTACCACTTGATCAGGACTTCTATGTGAAGGTGTTGATTCATACCATCCCGCTCCCAATTGGAAGAAATATGTTTCTGTATTAACAGGAGCTTTAGGATATCCCAAAGCGTCCATTGGATAATCGGCAAGTAGTATATTGGCGTTGGTATAAGTATTTGTGGAAGTAAATGCAGTATAAACTTGTCCCTTTATCTTATATGTTGATCCAGGCAGATAAGATGGAGTATGCTCAACATAAGTACCACCTGAAATAGTCGCCCATTGAGTATAGAATTGATCCAAGTTAATTCGTTGATCCGCAAGATAAATGTATTCATTAAATTCTACCAATGAATCTGGCGCTCCAATCAACCTCATCATAAATTCAATAGATCTTCTTGTACCTTTAGATTTGAAAAGATACGATGCGTTCAATATCAAACTTCTATAAAAAGAATAGTTTAATTCTGTAGGTGTCATCGCCCTTGCATATCCAGGATATGTCGGTGTTGATGTATTTCCAAACACAGAACTTAAAAAATCATCATTTGTTATTGGAGAAAAATTTGATGACCACCCTAATGTTTGGGCTAAATTAACCAAAAGTTCTGATGGTATGTCATTTGACGGATTATAATTTACCGAATTCATGTATGCCAACCCATCTATAAATTGTTTTATCTCATCAAAGCTTCTTCCATAAATTTGAAATATCTTTTCAACTTTCTGTCCTAAGGTATCAAACTCTTTTAACGAATCTGTAACTAAAAATCGAGAAATTAAATTGGTCTTAAATGAATCCAAATTTATTGCGAGTTCTTCTAACCTAGTAAGATAATCGTCAAATAAATAAGAACTAATATCCAAGTTCCACGCCCCATTCTTAGGCCAAGTAACCTGTTGATAGTCAGTATAAAATTGTCCCGTCTCATTTTGTTGTGGTACTTGAAATATTGCGGTATATGGTGGACGAATTAATCTGTTGGTTAAGAATTTTTCAACCTCATCAAAAGTTTCTGCGAAAACCCTATCCACAACAAAATCATTTGGTCTTATTTGGAATTGTTCATTTGTTGTTGTGGCAGTTACACCAAAAGGTGCACCAGAAACATAAAATGAAATATACCCACTACTTAGTGTATCTGATGGTTGAAAAGAAACAACCTTATAAATGTTATCATTAATACTAACACAATAACTTAAAAAGGTATTATATAAATTTCTATATGGAGAAACCGTAATTTCTCGTAAATTCAAATTTGTCGCAGCACTTACAGAATAATCAATATCAAACGGATTGTTAATTCTATCAACATTTACCTTAAAATAAGTTTCATCTGATTGTTGGTCATATACAATATCATAAGCAGTATTTGCCGTCAGATATTCAAAGTTTGAGAACATGATATCTAACGATGCCGGGAAATAATTAATAATATTGGTTACTGAAACACTAAATCTTTTACTCAAAGACCCATACATTGAAAAATTTAAAACTTCAGAAACATCATAATTAGGATAAACCCTAAATTGAGTCGCCTGAATTCTTCTACTTTCCGTTAGATCTTGAATATTTAAAGAATCCAAACTAATTGGATCTGAGAATGCACCGACATTAAATGTCCTATCCACCTTTTCAGTAACAGATGTTGTAAATTCAAAATTACCTTGCGTTAACCCTCCTCCTTGAACTGTTTGTAACCCTACAATATTATCAGAAAAAGTTGCAGCGCCACTTCCAGGTCTAGGTGGATAGTAATATTTAGTCGTGTTTTGTGTTACCGCCATTAGCTACTTATGTTTGTAAAGTTTTTACTAAAATCAATATTATTACCTCTACTTTGTCTAACCTCATATAACAATGCGTTATATTGGTCTCTAATTTCATATAAGTTATATTGTCTGTAAATGTTGTTGTTCGCGTCATAGATGGTATAAATTCCATCATCAATAGATTTGGTCTGATTACCATAAAGAGCAATTGCCAAGGATGAAACATCGTATTCAACCATTTCAATATCCAAGGTTATTGGATTAAAGAAAGTATTTGTTATTATAATATCTTGATTGGGCTGTCCAATATATGGAGTAGCATTAGGATTATTCGTTGGTGACGATGATGGTGAGAGAGTTAAGAAAATTAAATTCGAATCACCTGTAACATATCTATATCTTATCGCCTTTTGTGTTGTGTTAACCTCGTTTGTAACAACTGGCTCACAAAAGAAACAAGATGTAACAACTCTAAAGAAGTTAGGTATCTTAGATCCATCAGGATTCAAATATTCAATTCTAAATCCTACCAATCCTTGTGACACAAATTTATTCTGAAATTGTGTTGGAACATTTGTGATATCAATCACAATTCCTTTAACATTAGGTAATGCACTGAGCACTCCACAATCCGTAATCACAGTTCTAATTTGTGCTGGTCTTAAATATAAAGTATAAAATCCCAATGCATTAAATTGACTTGCAGGTAATGTTAAATTATATAATCCTCCTAATACCTCAACACCCGCATTTCCTCCTGTTTGAGAATTAGCAAAATAAGGTCTTAATAAAGTTTGTGCGTCCAATGTTGTAAGGACAAATTGATCCGTAACATCCCTGGTGGGAGTATAATTCATAATGATGTCGACATCCGCAGGACTTACGTCTGAAGGTCTTATAGTTCCATAACTAGCAATCGCCATTTTTCTTTTATTTTATAAATAGTTTAGTTCTCTTTTTCAATTACACTTTATCCCGAATAACAACATTAAAAAAACCATAGCCGTAGTTTATCATATCCCCAAGGTTGTCTACCTCCCCAAGTCGTTGTACTCTTTCATAAGCACTATTCTTACCTCTTTCAACAAAAACATCTGTTTGTATCTGTGGTTGGTCAACCGCTTTCAATAAAACTTCATTCTTTGTTATTGGGTATGCCACTAAATTTTCCGATGTTAACCCTGAAGATTGCTCAAAGAAAATAGTTGTACCATCTGAATAATCATAATAATATATTCCAGTTATTGTATATGCCGTGTACACAGTATTATAATCAGTTATAGATCCCCATATCTGTCCATAACTTATTATAGGTAAATTAAGTCTTTGATCTAATGTCAAATTACCATATGGTTTTAACTCATTAATTCTTGATTTAGTAATCCCTGAAATTGTAAATGGAACAGAGACGTAATTGTTTGAAGTCTGAGCAGATACCACATTGACAGCATCTCCTGAAAATATATAATCATAAGAAACAGGAGTTCCGATCCAATTGCCATAAGATGGTGCGAAGTATGCCTCCCCTGTTGGATTATAAATCGTTACATTCTCATATGGTGTTGAAATTGTTTTTGAAACTTTTGTTACTCCCCAAGGATTAGTCTGTTCTAAGGTTATTGTATAAGTGTTTACCTCGGCAGCATATGTGTGCATTATAGAATTTGGTGAGTAAGTCGTAATTGATTGTTTTGGACTTCCGTCACCCCAATCAATAATATATGCCGATAGATCTAAAAACTTTTGAAATTCATCAGAGGTGTTATAAACATAATAGTTATATGGACTACCTGTTGTTGCGGAGAATAAAAAGTTCGCAACAACATTTTTTTGTAATACTGCCCCATCAAAAGGACTATAATACCCTGCGTCAACGGCACTCTGTCTAAACAAAATTGGTATTGTTAATCCCGATAATAAGGAACTACCATTTGGTCCTGAACTAACAACCTGTGTCATTGCCGAATAAACCCCCACAGGTGTTCCACTGTAATTAATAACCGATAAGTCTCCCTTAATCGTTTCAGGTGAAATTATAATGTTATAATAGTCTTGCATTATTGTGGGTTTACATATTCATACCATTTTATTGGAACATTAGTTCCCATCCTTTTTCCGTAAGTTGTACTATTTGTATTAATGTCTATTATTTCATAGTTCTGCGCGGCATAATCCAATTTGGTCTGATAATAAAAATATTGTTGATTATCAAAAGTAAATTTATCCCCACCATCACCATTGATTGTCGATTGTGGCATATTCATTAATTTCGTGAATATTCCTTGCTTTGCATTATAAAATTTGGCGGACATATAAAATGTATCAATATCCAAAAATGTTCTTTTCTTTAACCAATAAAAGAAAAATCCTTCTTTATCTCCAATATAATCCAAGATAAACTTTGGTTTTTTAATAGAGACAGTTGTTCTTTGCATTTGGGTAACCATTGTTAATCCTTGTTGCGTTGGAACTATTACTGTAAAATAATTAATCTGTTTCTTATTATCTGGTGAGTCATAAAAATCCAATTTAAAAAATGAATTCGTATAACTATTCGTATAATAATATACGTCTTGCGGCGTAAATCCTTCTCCAAGATAACTTATATTCCAATTCGTTTCATCATTCAATGATCCTCCCGAATAAAAATAAAATTCATAGTTAACTTCCGTGTTATTTGTTGTGGCTGTTGCCGGAGCATGTGCGAATCTTGAAACCTCAAAATCTCTATCAGGACCAATAACTTCAGTTATCATCTGAGTTTCATATTCATCAATTGCCATATCTAAACCAAGATAGTCCCAAGAAAGTTGGACGGGTATGGTAATTGACTTATCTGTCAATCCATCTTGTTGTATCACATATTTACTCACATCCATCGATAATTGGTTTTGGTGTATAATTTATGGACAAGATCGCCTCATTGTAATTTGCCCCCTCAGGAATTAATCTAAACATAACATCCTTAAATGGATATTGCGCCCCGTTTAAATAAGGATAGTCAACACCTCTACCCAAGTTGTCAATAAACCCATAAGTATATAGATCCCTCCACCTAAATTGATTATCCGATTTTGAGTAATAAGAATAACTTGGTATACCATCAACTATCTGAGCATCTCCAGTTTCAATATAATCTGAGAATACTCGTATGGTCATCGGATTATGAGGAGCATAATAATATCCAGGAGAGTTCGTATCACTCTCAGATGTTGTTTGAAAAACATGCTGATTATATTTTATCTTCTGATAATATGGTGAAACAACCCTTTCAACTTGGTAATAATCATTCCATTCACAGAAATCTCCATCAAGGGTATCTCCGACACTTAATACATTATTATAATAGAATGTCTTGGTAGCGCCATTTGTTAAGGTATATGAAGATGTGGTGATGGTTGTATTCGATTCTTGGTTGTTTAAATCCCACCAAGAATTTAATTTTTTGGACATATTAAATTGCCATCCTTGTTTTAATCCAACCCCATTATATGGTTGATTAAAGTATCCCGTATAACCCCGATTAATTATTGTTAAAAATAATTCGGTTAATGGTCGTTTCTGATTATCTTTTAAACCAATTAAATTCACATCATGTGCTGTCGTAACATCATAAGCATTACTACCAGTTTTTTGAGAAATCCTTGTAATCTGGTTTGGAGTTATCGAACTATATTCAATTTTTCTTTTTTCATTAAATACATTTTTCTCAAATGCTGCCTTAGTCATTAATAAGTCATCAACATTTGTTAAAATCTTATGTCTTCTAACATAATACTTTGATCGAGTCTCCAACAAGTTATCAGGATTAACAACCCTTTTAAATGTTCCTGTTGTGCCAGGACTGAAAGTTGTTCCAGTATATCCAATATCAAAAACATTAAATGTATAAATATCACTACCAAATTGTCCATTACCCAAAGAAAACACCTGAAAAATATTTGAATTACGATAAGTTAACGAGAGTTCCACAGATTCTCCCGGTGTTAATCCGTGAGACGCAATACAATTAAACGCAATAAGACCATTACCGTCACTTGTTCCACCTGTAATTACAAAAGGTATACCATCACTTGCAACCCATGTTATATTTGAAGAATTTGGTGAGACATAAGTTAAACTTTTTTGGTCGTCATTTTCAAATGCATAACTTAAATAATAAGTCCAATTATAGGTGTACGCACTTTTTGATTTATAATCAATATGTTGATCATTGGTGTTTACCCTAAAAAAATCAAATTCATAAAATTGTGGAAATCCTGTCCATTTAGTTGTCGTCATCGACACATCAGGTGTCGTATAATAAAGATTGTTCTGAAATGGGATATATGATGTGGTTCCAGTATAAGTGTTATCGTATAGATAAGTAATTTTAAATGTCGGTCTAAAAACAGTACCTGCCTGCCTTTCATCGTCATATACCTGAGCCAAGTTAATCGTAGAACTTCTATCGTATTCAGTAATCTCTTGACTCTGAGATTCTAAAGAAACAGAAATTTTTTCGTCAATTGCCGGAGCTCCCTTATATTTTAGATTACTTGGTATTATTGTAATGTTACTCATCTACCGAATATTTTGTTTTAAATTTATCTAAAGCCGATTTACCTTTATTAATCCCAAAATAGAACTGAAATGGTGCTCCCACAATAAACGATTTTCTAAGACCACCAGTCGAAATATAATTACCATTTGCGTCTATATTAAAGATATAACCACGAGCATTCAAATTATTAACACCCGAAGTTGAACTCCAAAAATATGGTGTATCTGAACGACTTCTATCTAAAGACTGATAAGGAGTATTCTGAACAATATCACTTTCATTTGTCGCCCATGTATTCTTTTCATCGCCAAAAATGGTATTTTGATTGTTTAATTTCCATTTATAAAATGGAACCACCTGTGATTTAATACCATATGGATAAGGATAAAATCCAACATTATTAACCCCTCTAAAATCAATAACTCCAGGTGTAAGGTAATCTTTAAATTGTAAATCTTGAGTTGTTGATGAAAACCATACCTCCATAATAGGACTACTTGAAGTTCCCCCTATAGTCATTGGTGGACCTTGAACACTTTGATAAAACTCTTGTGAGAAATTCACATTTCCCATTTCAGAATTTATTGATGTCAGTTGAGCAAAATCACCATCAACACGTAAATCCGCTCTTGAGAATAAAGCATTTATTGACCCACTACCAAGACCTGTTAGTTTACTTAAGAAACTTGATGTCGTCATTCTACTAATTGCAAAAAAGTTTACAAGATCCGAATTATCCGCATAACTTGACGAAGTTAAATTAGGTATGAGATAACTTTTTGTTGCCGGATCAAATGTGATTTCAGAATAAAAATAATCTTTCATTCCCAAATTAATCATAGTTGTTGGAAACATTAAATTCACATCATTAACTGCGGACTCATTTGCGGTTCTGACACCAACAAATTTATTCGATGAATCATTATATGGAGTACTCCTATAATAGAAATTATTTGTTTTTTCATCGAAGTATGTGGTATCAGTACAATATCCCCCAATGGTTGCTTGATTTTTAGAATTATATCTAGTATTGACTTGAATTGGAAATGCGAATAACGACCCATTTATCCAATTGTTTGTAAAAGTTTGTGACAAAACTCCTCGACACAACCCATAAGTAAACCGATATCTTGACGCCCATTCTTCAAAAGCTTTAATATCTTTACCATTAATTAAATCGATAAATGGTACTCTCACAAAAACATAACATCCTTTTTGAACTGAATCAGTTTCAGCACATGTTTGATTTACATGAAAAGTATCCCCCCATCCCTGATAACATTTAAATTGCGTCATACCTGTACAACTAAAAGTTTCTCCCACTGTAAGAGAGTTTGGTAATCCTTCAATATCTGGAGATACCTGTTGGGCACCTGTCGTAAATCCCACAGATGTCGGTTCAATTCCAGCATCTGGAATAACATAAAATTCAAAATTATTATTTTGTTGTAATAAAGCAGGATTGATACTCCAACTTCCACCATCTAATTTATCCGAAGATGGAAGTCTATCCGTTCTCATCACATTCAATCCTTTGTTTGATGAAGTAAAAGTCATTGGAGTTTGATTGAACACATCGTAAAAAGTTCTTGTACTATATCTATACTCCCAACAACTATAATCTTGGCATCCTCCTACAATAGATTGTCCAATGGTCGCACTTCTTTTGTATGCCCACATAACCGCAAGACCAGATAAATCTTGAAATAATGGTGGCGTATTCATATATTTACTACTTTCAAGTCCACCCGCGACACCTGTTAACATATCATTCCTTTGTGTTCTTACACCAATTGTACTATATAAAGTTTCTGTGAGAAGATGACCCCCATCTATTTGATTATAATTAGTATTGTCAAGTGCCCCATAATACCCAACAGTACTTGAGGTAAACGCACTAAACTCAGTTCCTGGTGTGAAAAATTTAGATTGATAAAACATATCCGTTTGTACATTAAATGCACCAATTGATGATGTGGCAGATGCCACTTGGATAGGTATATTTGTTCTTGTATTTCCTGTAACTATAAATTTAGGGTCATCAATTGTACTACCAAAAATAACGCCTAACCCATACTTATTCACATACTTTGGAGAATAGGGGTCAACCCCTCTCTGTAAGATTAAAATATATTGATCACCAATATCATTATAATAATCTATTGGTCTAACTGTTAATGTATCATTTTTTTGATAACCACCCCCAGCAACAGTAGATCTTGGTCTCATGGTCTGAACAGTAGTCTCTCCTGTTAAAATATTAGGAAAACAATATGTATTTGTTGACGAAGAAGAAATATTCCAAATTTTTACCGCGTCTGACATTGTTATTGCAGTTATAACTTGAAAATATTCTCTATCCATTGGATAGTCTTGTCTATTTATTGTAGTTCCAGTTGGTAAATTATAGAGTTGAGACACATTTATAAGTTCACTTCCTGAATTAGGAGACGCATAATTCACTGTTAAATTGAATGCCGATGACTGTGTTGTTCCCGTTATTCCTCGTACAATACCATTATTTGTTTGTGCAGTATACAAGAAATTAGTATCCGTAGAAGAATAAGGACTAACAGTTGTTAATAAATCACCAGCCTGATATGCGGCAATCGATAAAACTGTCGTAGTATTATCAAAATGATAATTTGTACTACTATTATTATAGTCAGATGAAAATGTTACTTTAATTTTATTAGTACCATAGAAATAAGAAAATCTTGAATTAAATATATTAATTCTTTCTCCAATTGGTAAATCATTCGTTAACCCCCAATGTGCACGACCAATACTCGGGATCGTATATGCATTTGATTTTGGAACTTTATATATTGCAGGATTTTTAACTTGTATATTATTACCAGAAAGTACTTCAGTATACATTACTGTTTCAACGGAAATGTCCTCTTCAGATTTTTTTAATGTTACCGCATTATCATAAAGATATTGTGAAAAATTTTCATAATAAGATCCAGGACTTGATAAATAAGAAAGTGTCCCACTTGTTGTTCCAGCAATTGGTTGTGAAGTAAGTGTTGTTGCTTCACAGTCACAAGCGTCACAATCAGGATAAGTAATCATCGGCATTCTTATCTGAAATCTTTTATAATTACAAATATCAAATCCAAAAATACCACTTAAAATACTACAAATAAACCCAAAAGGTTTAACATTAATAATTGGAATTTTAATATTACAAATAAAACAAATTGCCGAAGTAAAAAGAACCCATAACGCTAATAATAAATGAATCGTAAATAGGAGCCCAATACCAATTACTTGAAAAACTTGTAATAATAAAGAAACAATAAAGAAAAGCCAATCAAAGTTTTTAAACCCATCATTAACCGGAAATTTATTAATTGTTGCAACACAACTATTATTATCAATTTCTTTAATTCCAACAAATTTACCTCTAGTCCCTTTTTTATATTCATCAATAAGTGAAGAGACAGTATAAACTTTATTAAATTTAAATTCATAAAAAGTATCATCAGCATTTATCATTTCATTTAATCTATCAATCTTTTCAGATCCAATAAACCCATCAGTATATCCACTCCACGCTAACCCAAAATAATATGAACTTGATAATCTGTTTCTTCTATTTTGGTCTAATGATCCCAATGGTGTGTCTCTTCTTGCCGATCCAGTCCATCCATGCTCTTTAATATTTGGAACCAAATAATATGCTCGCCTTGTTGGTAAGGCAATATCATTAGGTTGTTGCCATTTCACCTTAAACCGATATTTTCCTTTTGTTGGTATTCCTATTGCAGGATTATTTGAAAGTACTGTTTCACCAAATTGATTAGTCACTAAATAATCTAAATTCATCGGCATCTCCGTAATCCAAGTACCATCACCATCAATTATATTTCCCGCCTGTTCTAACTGATATTCTTCCAACACCGGATTACCTTCACTATCTTGGTCAGCTGTTTGTCTAATCGCCAAAATTTGTCCAGGACCTGTAATTAATCCACACATGTCACCCAAATTATCTTTTGGCTTACAATTTTTTCTAACCCTCATTTGTTGTGAAGAAGAATATAATGACCCCATGAATACTGAGGTTGGTTCAATATTAATATTAGAACTATCTCTTAAGTCAAAATCAGTTCTGCTAATTGCAATTTGACAAATATCAGGATCTCCCCATAAGGGAGAAACTTCAATACTTTTTGTTAATGAAACTATCTGTGGTAAAGAATTTAAATCAGTTGATGTCCTGAATTTATTTCCAGCAACTTGGGCTGGTGTGGCTAATCCCATTCTAATCAAATCCTGAGGAGTAAGGGAAAACTCTCCAATATCTGAAAGGTCAACATCCATGAATACTGTTTGATTACCCAATGGAGCCCCCATAATCATATAATCACCACTATCATTTGTCTTGGTGGTAAATCTATAATATTTGTCATAGATTTCAACGGCAGTAAGTCCTGTTAAAGCATCAATTCTAGATGGTAATGTTCCTGTTGCTGCGTGTTTAGAGTATGATTTTTCGTAAGGTAATAGATTATACCTATACCCATCTTCATTCTTATCAGCAGGAGATTTATAAGGATAGATACTTGATATAATAGGATTTGATTGGTCAACACTATCAATTGGAATAAAGACAGACACTCTGGCGTTTGGTAAACCGAATCCACCATTTGCTGTCACCCTTCCAACTATAACACCATAATCAGCACAACTCCTAGAATAGATATCACTTTGTTGAATCTTTAAAGATAATATCTCCAAAAACTCAAAATCTTGGTCTAGTTGGACATTGATTGTTTTGTTTGTCCCAAGTTCTGTTCTTATTCTATATGATTGACCCATGAATCGCTTTAATTTATAAATACTTTATGTGTAATTTTTAAAGACAAAAACACACCTTATAAATTATAATCTAAATGGTCAAGAAATAAACTTGTTAGGAGAAAGTAACTGATTGGAAATTTTTGACTAAGACTTTGATGTCTTTATTAGGATATCTTATCTGATACACTTGAGATGGTTGCGCAAATATTGTATCATCAACAGGAAGTATTTGTTTAGTTTCAGGGTCTGAATATACCATAGAAGTTTCTTCTGAAGAATATTGTCCTCCGACATTATTAAACACATTTAACGACGCCACAGTTAAAACTCCATTTTGATTTTGAACAATACTTCTTATCTCAGATAGATAAACATTTTGTCCAAGTTGTCTCACTTGTGGGTTAAAATAGGTAGAAATCTTGTCAACAACATTTGAAATAACTTGTCCTGAATTTTGAGCAGAATCTAAAACAATAGAAACCTCAACACTTAGATCAATAACTGCAGCAGTTAAAATTGAAATATAATCATTTATCATTCTATAGTTAGAAAGATATGTTGCAACATTTTGTCTTAAAGTATCTGACACAATACTTGTTAGTTTACCTGATGTATCATAAGACAATAACTGAATTAAAATCTTATTGTTATTTTCAGTAATAGATACTTTGGCTGGCGCTCCAAATTCTGATGGCATATTTCTTATGATTGACTCATAATCCTGAACGGTAACTGCTCTCTTTTGTGCTGAGAAGTTAAAAGAAACATAATTCCTTATTTCTTCTAATGAAGGAATTCCTGCTCCACCAATTGCAGCAGTAACATTATTACATCTAAGAGAGTTAACCACAGATGAATTAGTTAATTCCGAAGGACCATTAACAAAGAATGTTACAGTACCTATTTGATTAATAACATTAGTCCCTAAATTACTACCTAATCCTCCGCCAACTCTATATTGAACAAACAATGTTGAGTTCGGAGTTAATGCAGATCCAAGTGATAAATTGTTTGAATATCTTTGTAAATCAATTGTCGCCCCTAAAGTCGTGAATTGATTTAATTGGTCTTGTGCTGTATTAGTCCCACCACCAAAAGTTAACTTTTTAAATCCTTCAGGCGTAAATTCACTTATAAATCTGTTCTGAGTCTGTATATACTTACCAACCTTTATTCCCGGTTGATCTGAAACTTTAGTTGGGTCCTCAATGAAAACTCTATCTTCTGCTAAAGCATCCACTTCATACCATTTATTTTGAACCCCTAAAAATTCTGCAGTGCTTGGAATGTTGGTGTACTCTGTACCATTTTTTAATAATGTACTTGTAATCCCCAAGACATTTTTCTCAGGTAAAAATAATTCAAAAAATGGCTTAACATCATTAGGAGTAATTACTCTCTTGAATACTTTTGTAACACCATTAACAACTAATTCTCTTTTAGTTATAGTATAATTAACTAAGACATTATTAGCATTAAAGTTTGGAATTTTTAATCTATTTGGATATCCTTGAGCATTATATGGTGATGCAAAGTTAACATCATAAATGTTTTCGAAAACAATACCAGCGCCACTAACTTGTGATCCTCTAGTTAATATCCCCAAATATCTCTCATCCTCTTTATCTCCGAATGCAGGAACTGTGATTGAGAAGTCCACTAAAGCAACCGAAGGTCTTTGTCCCGGTAATTTTAACCCGTAGGTTCTGGCGATATTATATATTGAGGATCTCTGTTGAGCGTATTGTAAAACAGTCTCTTGAATACTCCTGTCAATATGATAATGTAAATTGTCCGCAACTGCCGCGTTTAAATCTAAAAACACAGAAAAAACAGACGCATCATTAAAGTCTTGAATTAATTCAGGATAATACGTTCTTACGTAATTCAATAATTCAGTTCTTATTGCCTGATAATCTCGGGTTGTATAGGATATTGTACGATTTGCCATTTATATTAAATATTGATAATTATAAAATCACTTTGTGAAAAAGTACTTTTATTTGTTGCGTAATCGATTCTTACTTTTGCGGTGTATTCAGCAGTTCCTTTTCCGGGAAGTCTATACACTGACGATTCACTAGATCCTGCAGTATTAAGTCCTTGTGCAATATCAACCTCTTCCATCGGATCAGCAGGATATATTGTAATCTGATTCAGTAATAAGTTTGGCATAAATGTCGCAACTGCGTCACGAATATCTGATTCAATTGCACTAAAGGTCAATCCATCAAATGGTTCAAATATAAATTCATACAATCTTGTACCAAAATTTGGTAAAAAATATCTGGATCCTTTTCTAGTTAATAAAAGATGAATTAAGTCCGCTCTTACTTCCTGCGACTCTAATTCAGTCAGTTCTAAATAGTCCCCCTGTGATGAATTCCTAAAAGGAAAGTTTAACCCATATGTAATCCCATCTGCCATATCAAATAAATATACTTTGTTTATTTTTTTGTTGTAGTTCTATTTTGTAGATAAAAACAAAAAAAAGGGAAAGTTATTACTTCCCCTTTTCTTTTTTCTCAAATTAAAATCTACACTGTTGTAACTTCACAAGCTCCTCCGCTACAAGCAATTTCACCACTCAAATCAGTTTCATCACTTAGTTCAACAATTCTAGATAAATCAACATCTTTTAAAGTTTCCATAAGTTTTTCATAATCCTCTTTGGTGCAATCCTCAAAAGGTGCCTGTTTATAACTGTGACTAGAATAAGGTAAAACTGAAAGACCGTTGTAATATTCACGATTATTCCACATCCACTCACCAACCGCAGGCCATTCATGATCTCTAACTGAAATAGTTGCCGAGACATTGTGAGCATTATTACCATTTCTATGTCCTGGTTTAATCCATTCCATTTGAACTTTTTTTACTCTCTCCAAAAGTTGGATAGGTGATTCATTTCTTAGAATAGACCCTTCAGGTGCTTTTTGTGGAATACTAATTACCGCAGTATCATGTGGTCTGAAATATTCATCCTCAATTAATTCGGGATGATAAATGCTAAGATAGGAATAGATTGCTTCATTTTTTCCAACTCGTACTCGTCTGATGTAATAGTCATTGTGCCAAGCATGAATCCCACTTGAAGTACCCAACGCCAACGAAGTTGTACCTGCAGGTTTAACAGTTGTTGTTCTTGCAGCTGGGTTAATACCTAAAATTTCCGCAACTCGTTTATTCTCATCTTTAACCACTTTAGATGCTGATTTCATATCTAAACCAAGAACCGCTCCTGATCCAATACCTGTCATTGAAATTCCAATCAACGCATCTTTCTCAGTTGTTCTCTGCCAAATAGGTCTTAAGTAATGGAAGTTAGTATAACCCGCCTGTAATGTTCCTAAGAAACTAGCCGCTCTAACTCTATCTTCATAATCCTCTTGAGATACAACATTTGACACATTTACCTCAGTTAAATTACAGAATTGGAATGGACGAAGGGCAATCTCGCAACAAGGGTTAGTACCCCAATCTTTATCATTAGATAGATAAATTCCAGGTTCACCTGAACCACTCGCTTCAATTCTTTTCCACACATCCATAAAATAATCTTTAGTAATCTTATGTCTCATAAGAACTGCAGAGTTATTTGATCTTCCTCTTTGTGGATTTGTTTCCCACCAAGATCCACTTTTACAACCAATCATTTCATCGTCAGTTGCTGAGAATAGGGAGATAAGTGCTGCTCTACGAATTCCTCCAGCAAGGACTGCGTCAGCAATATGGCAAACCATATCATGAACTTCAATTGGTCTTAGTTTTTCTCCATCATTCTTTGAATCTAAAATCCCCTCCAATTTAATAAGACATTCTTTTAGTGGTTGAGGACCCGGAGCTTTTCCACCTGATGTTACAAGTCTGGCACCCTTTGGTCTAATATCACTAAAGTCAAATTGGACATTAGATCCTGCGAAGAAATATGATTTAACCAACGCTTTAACCGCATCAGCCCATCCTTCTATTGAATCAGCAACGAGCCATCTTCTTCCTCTACCTTTGTTTGGTTTTCTGATTTCTGGTAATGAATCAACATGATGATTTTGAACCGAATAACCAACACCAGTTCCGCCTAAAAGTAAGAACATGATTTCAGAAAATACTCTCCAATCATCGATTGGTGCGAATGCGCAATTGTAAATTCTGTTCGGAGAAATTTCAATTGGTTTTCCGGCAAACTGCATTGACCTCATCGAAGGTAATACTTGTTTCTTGAAAACATACATGTAATTTTCTCTGATTTCTTTTTCTAATTGTGGGAAATGCTTAATATGCATTTCCATGTTTCTTGTGACAAGTTCTTGCCAACTCTCTCTTCTGTTTAATTCGGGAATATACTTAGCATACTTCATATGCACCGTAATCTCCGAAAGAATTCTGTTTGAAATGTCCATTTTTTTTAAAATTGTGTAAAAGATTTTTTATCAAAAATCGTCGATTTTCTTGATAAATATGTAACCGAATGATAATCGGCCTATAAATTATAATAAAAATATTAAGTTTTTTTTGAAAAAAGTAGATATTTAGTTATCCGTTATTTTGTTGTTCTCTTTGTTTTCTTTTCTCCAACAACTCCTTAACTCGATCTCTCTTTCTTTCTTCCTGTTGTTCTTCAAACCCTAAGAATGTTACCGAACTATCAGTATCGATCTCCAATAATTCATTATTAAATTTGCAGTTTTCAAAGACAACTCCGTCTTTTCCAAGACGGGATTTTGTGATGGCGATTGTCGCCAAATTCATTTCTTTTTGTTGAAGTGTCTTGGCAACCGTAATAATTACGTGACCAACTTGTGCCTTCTTAATTGATCCTCCCATTTGATCTGTTGTCACAACTTCCGAAGAAATTGATGATCTGTTACCTTGTGTTGCCGTCCAACCCGCAAGATTGAGTTCATGACACATTGATTCAAACCCTCTCATCGTTGACCCCTCAGCTTTCCACTCATCTTTACTCGTAGATTCAGGTAGAACACAATCAATATAATCCATTGTAATCATATCAATTTTATTCCCGTCCGCAATCATCTTTCTAACCTGAGCTTTAATCTGATTCATTGTCATTGTATCAGATGCCAATTTTTTCAAAACCAACTTATTCTTCATGGTTTCTCTAATTTCAGTAATCTTCTCAATAACATCTTCCTTGTGTAAAGTCAGATTATCTGGTTCAATTCCTGTCCATATCGTAAAGTGTTTTCTCTGAATAATTTTTGGATTATCCTCAAAAAATACTTGAAGAACATTATAACCAAGATTAAATGCTGTATTGGCAATCTTTGTTAGAACTGTCGTATTATGAGTTAACACATAATCCCTAGTTACATATAGTTCATCCGGGTTTGACACTTTAATACAAACTGCTTCCTCATCGTGAGAGTATAATATTGATTTTACATATTTTTGTTCAACATATTTAGTTCTTCTGTAATACCTCCCAACTTTTCTCAGCAACTTAAATGGTACAATACCATTAGCGAATGACATAGTCACAGTATAAGCTAGTTGCCCATCTTTTTTTTCTCCGTTATAAGTATATTCCGGTATTTTCGTATTAATTCTAACTGTCCCCCCTAAAGATAAGACTAATTCACGAATATCTTTTGACAATTGTTCTGAAACTGTTGTAAATTGAACTCTACCTGTTTTACTAACATATCCGTCAGTATCCATCAACCCTTGTAATAAAGAGACTCTAACACCTAACGAATTATAAAGATAATCACTTGGAATAAATTTATTATTGGATTTTTTATTCAATAAAGTATAACCATCCAATCTTTGTTTAATTCCTGTTTTTAAATTAATTACTTTGATGGTTTTAACATCATCCCTAAAATATTCATTATAAGATGAATGTTCATTGAGATTTTTAATATTTTCAAACATCTCATCATCTTTTGTAGATATTCTTATCCCACTATCACAAACACTTCCATCCCCTAACAATAACCCTAAAAGATATGGGTCAATTGAAACTTCTTTTTCTTCAAATTCAACTGGCGCAACCACCGGTAATCTGTAATTGTATCGTCCTCTTTTTTTGATGTCATTCACCATATCTATGGTTTTAACTACTTTATATCCAAAATTTGGACGATAAATAGATTTTCCATTTTTATCTCTTGTTTTAGCGGTCCTCATATTAAGAGTATTTACACTCCAAAGATGTTCCTCATCACAATTAACATAAGTTTCATCAGTAAATTCTATTTTATGGATTGGCCTAATTCCTTGGGGATAAACCCCAAGAACATATTGTTCTTTACCGTCAGACCCAATTACTTTATCCCCAACTTTTAAATTACCCATAATATCCCATCCTTTGGGTGTCAATACCGGTTCTGAAATAGATAAGGACTTTCCAACTCCTGTCGGAGCTAAGATTACACCTATCTCTCCCTTCGCCAGACCACCTTTCAGTAGTCGATCAAGCCCTGTGATCCCCATTGGAATTGGGTGTCTAAAATCGTCATCTAACACCGAATCTAAATCATTGAAAACATCCGACTGTCCTTTGTCGGTTTCACCAACCTGAAGAGCATCTCTCACAAGACCTTCCACCTTATCGTAAGATTCAAAATCTCCTTCGGTGATAATCTTTTGTGCCTTGTCCATAGCCTTTTGAAGCTCTTGTTGTTTACAGAACTTCAAAGCCTTTTCCTGAACAAAGGTTACCCCTTCAAATGGCGCCTCTTTAATTTGTTTTAATGTGTCTAAGACAATCTTGACAACCAATTCTTGAGTGAGTTCAGACTTAACAATCTGTTCTAGTGTTTCAAAATTAGGGGTGGACTCATACTTGATGTAGTACTCCTTTATCATTTGTAAAATGATCTTAAAGTATTTGTTATCAAAGTATAAAGATTCTATAACATCCATAATAGATGACGAAAAATCTTTGTCTACTATAATCTGATTGAGTAGTTGTAACTGGAAAGTGTTTCCCAGGTAATCAAAATTCTTGTTCTTGCTCATATTAATTTTCCCCTATATAATATTAAATACTTACTTACTTAGATCAAACTCCAAGTATTTGTATGTTAAATTTTTTTCGGAAAAAATTTCAATTAATTCTTTGAGTACATCTTTAATAAATGGTCTTACATCCACCGTATAACGAACTTTCGGAGGAAAAACTTTTCCATCAAAAATTCTATGGGTTATCACTTGGTCACCAACCTTAACATAAATGTTGAATACTTCTGGTCCATCTGTAAAGGATGTGTCCATAACCAAAGGATCATGTATAATCGCGTCTTTGTTTTCCATCATATAAACAACAGTCTTCATCTTTAGATAATACTGAAGTTTGTTTCTGAGTCTGGAAATAAAGTCATATAACTCTACAGAATCTTTTACGTTAGGGTTAAATCCCTTAACATTAAAAAACCTTTGTACAACGATATTCTCATTTAAGGTTAATAAGAATTCCATCTTCGTGCTGTCTTGCTCTTTCATTATTTTTTTAAATTTTGTTTGTGTTTCTTTTTTCTTTTCTTGTTAACTTTAAAAACGGTCGGAGAAAATTAACCCAAGCATCGTCATCCTTAGGCAAATACTTGAAAAGACCATCCTCCATCATCATTCTCATCAAGTTTTTGTGACCCCTATCCATTGGGTCAATTGTGTCATTCATAATTTGTTCTACCATAACCTTTCCTTCATCCGTGATCAGTGGTTCCGAAAGGTCTACTATCTTTTTATTTAGTTGATAGAACTCCTCCCCAAATATACCGCTTTTTGTCTTACCAGTCAAAATATTCTCCAATGCTTTTGATTTTTTCTTTTGCCCATTATTTCGTGCAATAACCAATAATTCGTCAATAGTGCATGGTTTCTGTTGCAGATCAGGAAATAACTTAATTAAAGTCTTTTCTCCCAATCCTTCAATACCATCGATATTGTCAGATTTATCACCTGTAAAAACTTTTGTTAATAAAACATTGTAGTGGGGAATATCAATCTTGTTAATGGTAATCATATCCCCATTCTTAAAATATTGTTTAACAATTGGAGAATAGATTGTAACTTTTTCTGATATTAATTGTGTGAGGTCTTTATCCGCAGAAAAAACCATAACTTGTTCATCTTTTGAGATTTTACAATAATACGCAATGAGATCATCACCCTCATTGTTTGTTACTTCAACTTGTCTTACAAAGATTTCTTCAAGGTATTGTTTAACTCGGGATTTTTGTTGAAGATATGATTCATACTTATACTCATTCATATCTTGTCTACGATTTGCCTTATACTGCGGATATAGAGATTTTCTGACGGATGAGTTGGAATCCCCATCCCATACGACAACCACTTTATCGTGATTGTGCTCGTCAAGAAATCGTCTAATAGTATTAATGAAATGGTATATACCCCCAATGTGTTCACCATCATTGTATAGGTCTTTTACACCATGAAAGGCAATCTTAAATAAATTATCGCCGTCAACCAAAAGTGTTTTTGTCACTTTATTAAATTAAATTGTTCAACAATTTTGTTACTTTTTTTCAAATTATCTTCCGCCCATAATGGTTGAAGATTTGTATAATGACATAATTTGTAAAGTTCTTCTTCATTTTTTGCAGATGATAGTGGAACTATATGGTCAATATGCCACTTGCTTCTATTACCCCAACTCATACCATCAGTAAATTTGTTTTCTAAATGTTCTTTTAAAAATTCAGGTGAACATCCAACAATATCAAAAGTTTTGTTTTTTTTAGTAATATTAAGTAAAGTTGTATATTTCCAAATTCTTGACCTCATTCCAACAATTAACGAATAAATAGGCGAATTTTCTTTTTTATTTTTTTCATAAAGATTTCTTTTATTTTTATTATTATTTCTATATATTCTACATTTCCCTAATAATTCTTCTTTATTTTCATAATAATATTTTTTTTTACGGTCTAAAATCTTGCTTCTATATTCTTCCCTATATTTTTTTTGATAATCTAAAATTTTTGATTTAACATCTTCATAGTGTTTTTTTATCTTATCTTTATTGTTATCTCTCCACTTTTTCTTCCTTGACTTAACATTTTCTCCTTTATAACTTTTTTCAATATTTTTTCTACATTCTTTACAAGAATATCTATATCCATCTTTAGATGATTTTAACACACCAAAATGACAAATTTTTTTCTCTTCTTTGCATTTAGAACAAATTTTAGTTTCCATTTTTAACATACTCTTTTAATAATTTATTAACAAGGGAAGACAAATTTATTGATTTGTCTTTAAAGTATTGTGGTAGTTCGGGATCAAGAGATACCGCCAGTTTTACTTTCTTTTTTTCATCATCAATTTTTTTTCTTCCCATATTAATAAATATCCACGAATATAGTAAAAGTATAATTATTTATATTTAATTATCTTCTTTTTCTTCTTCCTCTATCAAATCAAAATCGCCATCAGTACCAATAATATCTTTCCAATAATCAGAATACTCTTTTTTATATTTCTCTATATTAATTTTCTCCTCTGTACTGTCTTTTCCGGCAATGAATCCATGTGGTGTAACAATAATTTTTCCGTCATCATAACCTAATCCTGAGATATGATTTTTCATTACAGATATTTTAGTTCTCATCGCAAACTTAATACTTCGTTTGTCTTTTGTTGCAGTAATTTTAGTAGTACCGGAGTCTTTTTGATTTCCGAATAAAAATACTAATGACGAATTTAACCAAATAGACTCGCCACCTTTAGCCTTAATTTTAGGTTGCCCAAATGGATTATCAGGAAGTTGTACCCAAGGTTGCGCGACAATAACTAATGTATTTTCATATTTAGATTCTGATTTACGAGAGCCCGAAATTCTTTGGTTAATTCCCATACCGATTTTGTCAGAAAGAACTCCTGCGTTATGTTGCTTCCCACCTTTACCATCATAAGTCATCTTACAAGGTACACTGCCCACAGAATCCCACATTATACATAAACTATAATCTAAATCACCTTTTGCCTGAGCGTCCAATAACTCATTAATGTAATCTGTAATTTGTTCAATGTAATCAAAGTTATTTTTAAAAAGGAAAAATCCGTCCCAATCTAATTCACCAGTCTTTTCGTCAACAACTTCTTCACATTCAAATCCCATAAGTTTCACATGTTCAAATGACCACTTTTGTTCTGTAATAATGAATACTGGTAAAATACCTTTTTTTTGAGCATCAACGGCAGTCTTAACCAATGCCGTTGTTTTTCCAGTATCTGAATGACCCAAAAGCATATTCAAATGACCAATTGCTGGTCCTGGTATCCCAACCGCATCCAAAAAATCAGGACCTAAGTCAAAAAACCTTTGTGGTTTATATTTTGCAGATGTCGAGAATTTGTCTTTGATAGACTTAAAATCATTTTTCTTAATTGCCATTTTCTATTCTTTTAATGTTGGGTAACTTGTTTACTTTGTTTCTGTTATAAAAGGTACTGTCCTCTTCGTAAAGAGTTCCGATTTCTTCTTCATGGAAAGTTGCAATTCTAATAACCGAAGTGCCATCCTCGTCTTCATCTTTTAACAAACCAAATAAAACAGTATCACCGATTTGCTTACTTCTCCCTGAGAAGTATCCTTTGTCTTTTAGTCGACTCAAGATTTCATAGGACAACATTTTATTGTCTTTTAACTGTAAGTCAATTTCTTCTTTAAACGTCATGTGTTAAAAATTAATCATGTATGGTACCATACATGATACCATACATGATGTTTGTGTTTAATTAGAAAGGTAATTCGGTATCTGGTTCGTCATTAACCTGAGGATCATTATATTTTGGTTTTGATCCACCAATGGTTTCTTCAGACTCAGTGGTACTTGCGTAGGTGTACCCGCCCTTTTCGTTGTCCCAACGAGGTGTTTCTCCACGAGCAATAGCTTCAAGATAATCCACAGGTTTCTTAGAATAAACATCAGTCCAAGATAACTCATCGTTAATCCACGCTTTTGCTTGTTGTTCGTCAACATGAACAGGAGCTGGATCATCATACATAATAGTCGATACTGTGGTGTACTCTTTACCCTTTGGGGTCTTTGCTTTGGTTAATTCAATAACAAGATCTCTACCCTTTTCAGAATCGGTGATATCACCTTTATTTCTCCAAATAGGAATGATTTTGTCAAGAATACCTTCGTTCTTGAAATTGTGTTTAAATCTCCAGAATTTAGGTCCGTCTTCTTCGTGATCTCTGTCAACAACCTTTACAATGTAGAATTTACGAGACTTGTATTGTTTTGCCAATTCTTTGTCTGATTCTTTGCCTGTCGACATTAATTCTTCGTAAACCTCATTTAAAGGTGAACGCTCATTGTCATTCTTTCCCGGATCGTAGAACTTATTCCATTGTCCTCCCACCTGAATTTCATGATACCAAGCCTCTTTAAACGGTGATGAACCGTCCTGTGTAGGAAGAATTCTGATCTTCCTTTGTCCTGATTTCTCCTTATCACCTAAGATAAGAGCAAAATACTTTTTCATTCTTTCGTCTTGCGACATTTTAGATTGGGCCCCGCCCTGTCCAAGTTTGGACTTTTCATACTGTGCCAATACGGCGTCTAATGCACTCATAAATTAAAATTTAAATTAAACTAATACTGCAAAGATAAGTTATTCTTTTGTCTTTGTCAAATAAAAAAGACTCCAATTGGAGTCTTTTTGATATTTCTTATCGTTTGAATTCGTTATCGTAACTATCCCCTCCTCCAGGTTGAAATGAGTTTTTAATATCACTTACATTAATATCCTTAACTTGGTCTGCGGTTAAAACATATTCATTTTTTCCCGTCTTTTCCATCTCATCTTTCTTATCATCAAAGAAATCCGATAACTTTTGATTAAAAGGATAAGAATCATATGTTCTTAATTCCAACTTCTCTTCAGGTGTTTTTTCCCTGTATTTCTCTATCTTAGTTTCAAGAGCATTAAGTTTTCCCATAATCTTATCCATCTCACCTAATTTGGATTCCAAATTTGAAAGTTGTGAGAATAAGTTACTAAAATACTCCTCTTGTTTAGATTCTGCATTTTTTTGAGAATTAACTAAATCAGTAATATCCAATTCTTCACTTCCTTCATCTGTATTTTTCTCTTCACTATCACCTTTGTCGTCAATCTTTTCAACATCAGGATCTGCATTAACATCTACTTTTTCAGATGTTGCTGCATCAGGTGCTGGTGGTGCTTCAGCTGCAGATGGTGGTGGAGGCGGTACTCCAGCTCCTTCGGCTCCCGCCTCGGGGGCTAATGGACCTAAATCATCAATACCATCAATTGCTCCTGGAATTGCGGCTTGTTCTACAATATATTTGTCAATATTTCTATATCGTTGGATTTCACCTAATATTTTTTCGTCTATCTTCATTTTATTATCCGTTTAAAAGTTGTTTTATTCCTTTTGCTGTTTCCACTCTAACTCTACGGTTAGCGGTAATTTGATGTCCGGCTCTTTCGATAAGACCATCTCTAACTCTCACAGTATAACAGTCTCCAGTATCCAAGTCACAAACTTGTTTTGTACCGTCCCCGTTATCTTCTTCAGAATATCTTACAGATTTTCCAAGGTAATTGTCTAATGTTGATTTTAAATTCATAAAAATCTTTTCTTATAAATATGTTGTTATGTTATAAAGTGAAAGGTTCACTATAAACCGTTTCCAATTTAACCTCATTACCACCTACCGCATTCGGTCCGTATGGATAATATTGAATCTTCAATTTAAATACCCCAAGACCATTTACGGATATTTTATTTGTGTATTTTGTATCTGTAGTATTTTTTGATGTAAATGTTGTCTCGACATTATTCTCATCTAACACTGTTATTGGTTGAACTCCCCATTCTGGATTATACCCATCCACAAAAAGTTGATATGTTATAAAATTACCATCAGGTTTTTGGATATTATAGTATTGTGGGCCACTTCCTACCAATGAAACTGAATCGGTCCGTCCATTATCAGGATTAATTTTTGTAATTGATACTTGTCTTATTGGTTGAGTTACTTTTGCTGAAATGGTATCACTTGTAATATTTCCTAAACCATTTTCATCAAAAATTAAATTGAATGGGAATGACCTTGTTGTATCCTGAGAATACCTTTCAGGGTCAAGAGGCGTTGCTAAAATTTCAATCATAATATAAACTTTACCATTAACATATTCTTCAGATCCCAAGTCAAGTTCATAAATCATTTGATCAGATGTTATTGAGAATTCTTGCTTGTCAACTGACACATACCCAACAAGATATTTACCATCACTAGACGAATTCCCTAACTCTTCTATTAACACCCCATTTGGTCCCATAACCTTTTTTACAGTAAAAAACCTAAGTAATGGATTAGAATCAATAATCCAACCACCTGCGTCAGGATTAAATCCAACAGTTAAACTAGTCGCAGACCCAATAGAATTCTTAGTACTATTAGTCACAACTAACACTTGTGGCCCAGTATTTTGAGGATTAGTATCTATGGTATTCAAATTTGTTGTAGTTGTTGGTACCGCACTTGTTGTTGTTTTCGTTAAATCACCAGGTGAAGATGCCGCTGCAGGATTTAATGCCGGATCATAAACAAAATCAGATATTGACGAGAATGATCCATTAGGGGTTGTAACAACAATTTTTCCCACTTTCTTTAATTTTCCCGTACCGACCTGAGGAATAACAAATCTTAAAGTATTATCATCAATAATAGTAATATCTTTATATGGAACAATCGTATCAATAACACTAATTGATTTTACCGTCTCTAAGTTCCTTCCATTTATCTGTCCTATTGTCCCTGTATTTCCCACAGTCGGAGAGAATGAAGAAATAACTGGTGGAGGACAAGTTTTTCCAGGTAGTGGTGGAATTACTGTTGGAGTGGGTGTTACTCCAGGAGATTTTCCCTTACTTTGAGTTTTCTTATTTGCTGCGTCTGCGGCTATTAGTTCTTCTGTTGTTAAAATTTTCACATCTCTAGCCGAACTAAGTGCTTGTTTTAAGGTATTTCTAACCTCAGCATAACTTGAAAGGTGAGAGTCATAATAATCAGGGTCAACATTGTCTTTTGACCAATAACAAACATAAAACTTATCTAGCCCTATATCATTTATTTGTCCAACTCTATCTCTTAATCTATCCGCCATAAAATTAATATAGGTATCCAAGTCTTTAAAATTCGCCATCGGAAGTGATGCCGATTTCGACGCAGTTGTTTTAACATTAACACAAGAATATGTCCTTAAGAAATATTTAATCTGATTATTCCAATTTTCCTTTAACGAAATTAATCCAAAATTATTACTCCACCCATTAAAAACACCTGTCTTACTTGAAGAACTTGTTTGGAACGATAAAACATACGAAATACGATAAATAATACTTTGTAAATCAGGATTATTACCTAACACTCTAGTTAACGCTTGAGCAAATTGTTGTGGAGTGGCGGTTGTTAACACTGTCGTAATATCTTCATAGTTAGCGTATACTGCGGCATCCAGATTCGCCTTACAACTATTGGTGGTATCTGGACTATTGTTCGCCTTTTGAACTAATGCATCTGTTTTAGCGTTATTAGTAGTTGCCGTAACCGTAAAGGTATTCTTTTTAATTTTTAATAGTCCCTCAAGTTCCGTTAATAAGTTTTGATTCATACTTTGTAAGAAACTATCAATTGCCGGTAAATCAAATATGCCTTGTCGTATACCATTAAAAGTTGTTGTGAAGTTACCTGCCTGAATATGATGCGTGACATCTTGTATAAGATATGGGCCATTAAACATTGGAACATGTCTTAAATTAAAATACATTGTTGGCTGAATTAAAGCGTTGCCAAGACCAATAACACTACACTTATAACTTCTTTGTTTATATAGATTATATAAACCAACATTCTGTGTTGAAGTGTTTTTTCCTGTTGCTTGGTCAACCATATTAATTTGAGTATTAATAGATTCCGAAGTAGCAGTACCATTATCTTGAGAAACAGAAAACGATTGAAAGACATTTTGATTTCTAATACCAATATCAACATTAAACCCGACACACTTATTTGAAACCGCCCAATCTTTTTTACCCTGTTGATCCTCAATTAACGGATTTTCTGATGACCTAACTAAGTCAAACGCATCATCCCTAAATCTTGAATTTGCATGTGGTAATTGTAGATATTGTGATGGCTTTCCAGCATAAAAACAAACAATTTTTGGTCCTGATTTTCGATAGTCAACATCCAAGAAAGTGCCCCATAAACTATTAGCAAACTCTAATGAACCTTCAGATGGTGGAGTCACTGTTCCTGAAACATCTTGTACATTATAAAAATTAACATATGCTGGTAAATTCATAATGTTGAAATTGTTTTTAATTAAAATTCCACTTATGAATGTGAATACACTCATTGCCATATTCAAAGATTTCTCATTGAACATATCTTTTAATGAAAAAATATCTATAAGAAGTGTGTCCCCAATATTTCTCGATGCTCGATCCAAGAATAATATATCTTCAAATAATGTCTTTGTTTTATAATCAGTTCCAGCAATCCATTTATCATTTAGAGCTTTAAACACCTCATAATTTTCAACTTTACTTTGTTCACCTGTTATCACACTTTTAACCGCTCTTTCAGGTAATTGTTGTTGATCGGGTAAAGCCCTTCTTACCGCCGTTAAAATTTGATCCAAGATATTATTTTGTAGTGTTGTTTCATCTGACAAATAAGAAGATATCTGATTTTGAAACTGAGCAACAGATTGTCTTGGATCTTTTAACTTTTGGGTTGCATACATTTTAATAATTGGCGCCAATAGTGTAACATTCTGTGATGTAAATTCAATATTATTATCAACAAAAAAGTCTGTAATGTATGACCCGTTTGAACTATATCTCACTCCATTGATTGTCGAGAACCCTACCTCCAATTCAAGAGCAACCCAAGCATCAGGATTTTGTAATTTAGAATTTGTTAATGACACGGTACCACCAGCGGTAGGAAGTGTATTAACAACATATGGTTTAAAACTAATCGGATCAACAACTTTTTGAGAATTATTATATGATAGATACGAGTCAAATATTCTTCTCTTATAGTTTGATGGATTACCATACTTAAGCACAACATCAGAATTTAAGAAAGAATGTATACCAGAAACAAAATTAGTATATTGGGTATCAACTATTGAACTAAAATATTGTTCCTCATTAATACTTTTTGATTGATAGGGAACTGTCATTATTGACCGATAAAAAGATTGGAAATTTTTAAAGGTATAAAATCCCCCATCGGCGTAATCTCCAATAGGAATATATTGTTCTCCAGTACTTAAATTTGTTACTGGTTTACACCAATTTAAAAATTCCTCCTCAAATGAATTTAAAATACTTTTATCAAAAACAGAGAAAATCTCTTCAATTTTAGAGTAATTATCTTCAGTCAGTAAGGTAAATGGTGATTGTGTATCATCAGTATTAATTTTACACAGATACGAATCAGGTTGTGGATACGCAATTTGATTGCTATCAAAATACCCATAGTTAGACGCAGACCATAATGACCTAACAGACCCATTATAAACCGAAGGATTAAATGTTAAATCAACGGTTGTTGATGGTATAGTAGTTTGATTACTAATACATTCATCATTTGTTTGATTTAATTTAGTACCAAAAGAAGGTATAACATAATAATTAACAGATGCTGTATTATTTACTGGATCACAATCTGAACAATCAATCATATCACTACTAGGAAGTAATATAGACCAAGTATTTAATCTTAAATTTTTATCACCTTGTTTTGCATTTACAATATTAGATGTTGGAAAGTTATACATCTTAAGTCCGCAATTAACTGATTTTTGAATTTCTTCACTACTATAGTCTGTATACAAAGTATACCCGTTTAAGAAAACATTATAATCATTAATCAATTTAGGATAAAATCCAACTTGCATATTAACATCTGTTGGTGTTTCTGTTTGAAGAGTAACGTCTCGTTTAATTCCTGAATAACTAAAGCTATAAGTTTGTGTAACCGAACTTAAAGTTGGGCTATAGTTTGTAACATAATCAAAGTTTTTCCATGCACTAGCTAAAATATCAACTTTAGATTCTTTAAATTTTTTGTACCTGTGCCATATTGACCCATATTTTAATACCCAAGCATATGGTACTTTATGTATTGCACCAAACTTTTTAAAACAAGATGCAATATAATCTAAAGTTATCGTTTCTTTTCCATCCGCACTCAAACTCTTATACCTTTCTCTTAAGGTTGCCAAAGGTAATGAGTTCAAGAATAGATACGCTGCCTGCACATAAGGATATGTGTCGTTATTTTTAAAATTCTCAACCCCATTCTGTACCGCATTAATAAAATATGGAGTATTCAACATTGATGTTGTGGTACTATATGGAAAATCCTTTAGTGGTGCCGGCGCTTTAGAATTACAAGTACCTTCAGTTGCAACAAAATCATTAATTTTTCTTGTTTTATAAAACGCGTTTAATCCTAACTGAGCATAAACTAACGGATTTTGATCTAACAAATATGAAAAGTTTGTAACTGGTCTATTAACAGTAAAATTATTAATATCCGTAAAATTAGCAATAATCCTTTTAGGTGGAAAGATTGTTAAAGTTTTTTTAACATTATACACTTCATTACCTATCGATTGAGTACTTGATCCTAAATTATCTAAACACCAAATAGCATCCGTATATGGTAAAGTATCAACAATTAAAGGAGTATTAGACGCCTTTGCGATTAAATTTTCTAATGCTGTTGAGTGTGCCGAGATTTGTGGAATTTTCCCTAAATTCAATGTATCTAAAATACTGAAAGAATTTTCAGTTATTTCTTTAATATAAGGTGTGACAAAAAAGTCTCTTTGGTAATCTTGATATGATCTACCTGTGCCATCATTAGAAATCAAATATAGTAATGATGGATAGTTTTTTGCGGTGAAGTCATAATATTTTAACTTTGCCGTAAGATATGGTGAACTAGCCCCCAAACTAGTTACAATATTACTTGTTTCAGTTTGAATATTAAGTGTTATTAGGTCATTAATTTGACTTTGATTTGCCCTGATTAATCCCGAATAATGAGAAGTTAAAAATTGTCTTTCCCATATTTCATAAAAAAACTTAACTTCTTCCTTATTAATATAGGCAAGTCCTAATGATGGAAACTCAATTGCATTTATATTAATTATATTTGTATCTCTATCATTTTCTAATGGTGGTGGAGCAATTGGTGGACTAAACTTTTGTGTTAATCCCTTCATATATTCTTCAACAAATTCAACCTCAGGCCATTTTTCAAATAAATACCCTTGAGTAAAATCAACAACAGACGGGTCTGCAAGATATTTTAATTCAAACGACCTCCCTTTTTTTGCATTATTTGTTTCAACAAAAAACTGTGGCCATGGATAAACAGGAATTTTAGCAGTAACCAATCCTTGATTATCCGCTTGTGCAGATAACGATATTGATAAATTTTGTTTAGTATCCGATCCTGGCGCAGATGATGGATTATCTAAAATGGCAAATTGTCTTACGGGATCATATTTTACATTCCAAGCGTTTGTATGTACATCATCCATTAATCGGATAAACGCTTCCGCCGATGCCATAATAACGGCAATCATATTTCTAACGGTAGGTTTAAATCCAATCCCAATTGATTTATCCTCAATTTTTCTTAATAGTTCAGCAGAAATCTTTGTCTCATACTCAGATAATTTTTTAGTTGCCTGAGTATCTAACGACTCAATTTGCCAATCAAATTTTCCATTACCCTCAAATACAAAAAAATCAGATTTTACATTTGTATAACTTTTTTTTGTATCTATCTGATTTTGATTTACTATTGGTAAAAAAATATAACTAAATCGACTTATTATTGTTTGTACTTGTTCTGAAGACGGATTAGGATTACCCGTTAATTGTCTTGTCGTTTCAACCCAATCAATCTGAGAAGTAGATAACGATGACAATGCTATCATCTCATATTTTATTGGATTTGGAATTGGTGTGGGGCCTGCCAATCCAACTGTTGGATTACCCGCTAGTCCATCATTATATTCTTTAATGTTTGCCTTTAATAAAGCAATCGCAGGATCGTTTATAGTCCGATCAGCGACTTTAAATCCATAAACTTTAATTTTATTTCCTCCTACCAAAATTATTGGTGTTGGATTTAAGTAAGTGTTAAACCATGATGTTGTTGCTCCACGAATAGTTGCAAAATATTTTTGTAATACTTCCCGATAATTTCTTATGTTTGTTAACGATTCAACCTCACTTTTAGGAAATGAATTTGAAATTGTTGTCTCGAAAGTTTCTAACTTGTTCATTAATTGAACTAGTGTTAATTCAGGTAAATCAAGAGGTATTAATCCCTTCGCCTTATATTCACTATAAACTTCAATAATTTTTTCATATCCCTTTTCTGATGTTATTTGTGTTACCGTTTCATTTGGGCTATTTGAGGCTTGTCCCGCAATTTTATTTGCAGTATTTGACGACGAAACCGCCGCCTTATTTGATGTTTGAAGTGACTCAGTTGTGGTCGCAACAGTAAACTTCTTTCCATACATGTGAGGTGTCGCAACCAAATGTCCTAAAGCGATCTCATTTAGAATATTAAACTTATATCCTTTAAATGTTAGTGAAACTTGATAGTTCCCACTAAATGAATTAAATCTAGCATGAAATTTCTCTAAATTTAATTGATATCTTACTGCCTGTCCAACATATCCTTTTAAGGTTAAATAAAATTGTGGATATGGAAGATTAAAAAACGCAGAATATGGTGAAGCATCACCTAATTGAAATAATGCCCTTCCTTGTATATCTTCAAGTTCTATTGTAACTGTTGGAACAAAGGAAGTATTGGTTGTTATATTAATCTGGGTTATTCCTAAAAATCCATTGTCAAGTATGTCGGTTGGATTAAGTACACCAATAACATTATATGGTTTTGACCCATCTTTTGGTATAATAGTTTTCTCCGACATTTGATTTTGGGCTTTTCCTTCTAAACTACCCTTTCCTGTTAAGGCATCATATCCTGTTGTAAAATAAGTACCTTCTGTCGGTTTTAGAAAATTAATTTTGGCAACGGAGATGGTTCGAATTCTATCGTTAGGTGCTCCTCCGACCGCTAATTTTGTTCTTGGTAAAACTTCTGCCTCTAAATTAGCATACATTACCATATTTTCAGTATCAATAAGTCTTTCCCTAATTTTACCAGTCGCGTCAATCGTCTTATTTGGATCAACTAAGATAATATTATTATAATCAAATTCTACATAAATGTCTCCGCTTTTGTCTGCCTTGATGTTACCTGCCATAATAATAAAAATGATTTTCGATTGCCGCTTTATAGTCTTGAATAGAAGGTATCAAAGGAAAAGGGATAATCAAGATAGCACCGTCATAAATATTATTTTCAAGACCACCAAATTGTGGATTTGCCTGTAAAATCAACCAACCAAAATATGGTGAATCATAATATTCTTGTGATACCTTATCAAGTCTACTCATAGCAACCTTATAAATGTACGCTTTGTCCGTAGTTTTTTGCGCCAATTGGACAAAGGGTACAACTGTTTGTTCCCCATTTATTAAAAATTCATTATATCTATTCCAATATTGAGATCCCATTAGTTAAGTTTTGCTTTTGATATAAATGCTCCTGTGGAATTTCCATTTAAGTCATTCCATGTATTATTATTTGTATTATAATTAGTTGTCGCAGCCAACCCACTTATCATATTTTTTTGTGATGTTTGTTTCTCAGCAACCGCAGCATTTACTGTAGTATACGTAAGTTCCCTATCTTTATTATCAAACGGAGTATAAATTAAAAAGTTTTTTAATTTGTCTTTCTCTAAATTATTAATAAATGATTTTGTTATATCATTTTCCTGAGTAAATATTGGTTTCGCAGTCTTCAACCAATAAGCATCAAATGCCGTTTCAAGATCATCAAACCCATTACCAATTATTGCCGTATTCCCAAGTATATTACCAATTATCGCAGTTTTAAATGTTTGATATTTTTTATCGTCTAAAATATCATCCGACATAATCATATATGATCTTCTGAAACTAAATGATGTAAACTCTGTATTTCTACTAAATGGTGTAAACACTTCTTCAACTGTTATCTCTTTTGAAATTCCATCCTGTCCCGTTTCAAAAACCATAACCCCTGTATAATCTGGTTTAACACCAGGAACACTAAAGGAAGATTTAGACCAAATTATATCATTAAATACATTAATATCAGTTTGGACTTTAAGAATATCATTTTTTAATTCTGTTAATGTATCTGTCGCAGTTCCAGGGTTTACACTAACCTTAGTAGTACCCTTAGTTACAAAGACCCTAACAGGACCTGATTTTGCCTGAAATCCATCAGTTCCCGTATTTGTTGCCCCATCAAATGAAATTATATTAACCCTTGATAATGTCTGTATATAACTCTGTTCTATATTGACTAGATCTTGAGTAATTTTAGTTATAGCATTTTGATATGCACTTCTTTTATTTTTAACAAAATTAGAATAATTATCTTTAACCGTACTTATTAATCTTGGAGAAAAATTCTTTTGTGGTGTTGAAATGAATTTAATAAATTCATCGGTAGATGATTGGATATCTGTCTGATATTTCACAAAAATTTGGTCAATTCTCTTATCAACATTATTTGGTTTTCCAAATAAAACAACGGGATCAAGAGTAACACCAACATTAAAGTTTCCTTGTGTGTAAGATCTTTCTAACATCCATTGTTGACGAAGAGCATTATTATATTGACTTACAACTTCTTTAGGTTTATTAATCACATTTGTGAAATATGTCTGAGTATCTGTAACAAATTTTTGCATAAACTCACGATAATTAATCGTTCCTGTCTCATCAGTCGCAGTAACTATTGTATTACTTAATAAACCAATAGTATTATTATTATTTTGTCCTGTATTTGTCATAGTATTATTACCACCAGGAACTGGTGGAGGAGATGCCAACGATAAGAAATAACTATCAAGTGTTTTTAAATTTTCTTCTTGTGATGTGGCGTCCGACCTTTCATCATAAATTTCAGTATTGGCATAATAATTAAATGTTAATGCATTCTGTAATTTATCAACAGATTCTTTTAACCCACTTCCGCCAACAAAATGGAATGCCATCGTAACATTGGCAATCATTGGTTGAACACCAATACCCTCAGGGTTAAGGTCTAATTCCTCATATGTGAAATTTAAAGATGTCGGAATAATTTTGGTATTATAAAAATCCCCAATTCTCAAGATAAGAACTGGTGGTGTTCCAAATGATGTATTTGTCGCATTATTATATTGTAAGACAGGAGAACCACCAATATCTTTAACTGTTGGAATAGTATCTCCAGGTCTCATACATTGTTGTAAAAATGTAAGTCTTGAATTTAACCCTTCTGGCGTTGTTGAATGGAATGCCGGCTGAAAGAACTTTAATTTATCTCTTAAATTATCATACACCATTGGTGTGGTCTCTTTAATTGACTCAAAATAATCACATTCAGATAAAAGTAATCTAACAATCCTTTTGGTGATATTATCTCTCTTTCGGTATTCTTGGGTTATTTCTTCAGTTTTAACTGTGTGAGTCACAACATTCTGAACTTTAACTTCCACCTTATTTGGTGGAACCTCACTTGGAGGGGCATTTAACGATGAATTAATTGACTTGATAAATGCTCTTCTACATGCCATTGCCCCGTATGTGTATATTTCTTTCGCCCCTACCATAATATCACCACCCTTAACATTTGGATCTTGATCAGTACAATTAACAATTCCTTTAGGCGATAAAACTAATGTATTAGTTTTATCTGTCGTAGCCATAGGTTGAGATGTTGTGGATTCCCCTAATGCCTTCGTTGTCGTAAAACTTATTCTTTTGTTCGTAACAAATTGTTTAGTTGACTCATTTTGAGTAAAAAATTCAATTAAAGAATCAATTCTCCTTTGGGATAAATCTACATTATACGATAAAGATGCCGGAGCCGAGGCACTCGCATCAATTTCTATTGTAATATTTCCTGTATATTGTTTTAATTGAGTTGCCAAATCAGTCGCCAACGCAGATATAACATTATAATTCGGAGTTACAACTGAATCAAAAAATTCATCTGTTGATCCAGGACTTGGTGTCTTATCCGCATATAAAGATTTTTGTCCAGTATATTCAGTATATAATGAAGTATAATCTATTGATCCTCCTTTTTTGGGATAATCATTATTAAAATACAATCCTGTATTCACATATTTGTTAAAATAATCTTTAGAATTACCCCCCCCACCAACTTGAGCAACAGGTTGATTTTCTTTACTAGTAGTTTTATCTCCTGTCTGAATTGTCTGTTTTGCAACATCAATTTGTTCCAAAGTCATATCTTTAGAAGTGATGGCTTGTTGTAATTGATAAAGATCGTCTGGCTTTATCATATAATATTTCTTTGCTAGCTCATAAATGTCATACTTTCTACATCCCGCAAAAAATGAATCTAAAATACCATTAATTCTAACCTTATTTGTTTCATTACCTAAGACTTTATTAACAATAACATTTAATACTGATGGATGGTCAACGACCATTTTCCAAGTAAGATTACCACTTCTTGATGTTGATTTATATGTATAAACAGGTTCAGGTCTACCAATAAAATCAGTATTATTCCAATTTGCAGAAACATTCTCAGTAAAGGTTAACGCATATGGTGGAAACCACATAACTCTACCACCATTTGGTCCTCTTTCACAAACAGGTAAATCTGAAACAGAAAATCCTGGTGTGTTAGAAGTTCTCCAAGCTAAATTCTCTAATGAGAACATATATTTCTTGGCGTAAGCACTATTAGTCGTACCAATTAGATTCGTTGATGATTGCCCACCTTCTTGTTTGTTTGGTGCAATATTAAGATTAAATGTCCTATCTAAAACCGAATCTGCGAATCGTCTTCCAGATATTGTAATACCATCCGTCTTTTGTAAATTATTATATTCTAAGTATGGAACATCTTTGGCAAAAACTCTACAATATTCAGTTCCAACTTCTTGTCCAATAGCACCAACATAAGATAAAACTCTCGAACCTTTTGTTAATTCCTTATATCCGTCATTGAATACTTTACTAACTTGGTCAATTGCATTTCCCACATGTTGAAGTCTTCTTCCTCCTTGTGGTTGACTATCAATAATTCTTTGGGTATCATCTAATATTGATCCTTCTCTAAAAGTTCTTTGAGTCGATTCTGTTGAAACATAAGATGATGGTCTAAAATTAGGATCTTGGTTCGTTATTAATCCACCAACACCAACTTTAAACCCTGCGTTGTTTTGATATTTTGGAGATACCCAAGTAAATCCTCCCTCAACACCACCGCCATTACTATAGGTTGGTCCATTAGCCCCTAAACGAACATCTTTACTTGGTCCTTCATAAAGTTGTGCTAATTCTTGAGGTCCGTAAACTGGTGATTGTTGTTCTTGTCCAATGCTATTGACAGGAACATCTCCTCCTGGTGAGAAAACTCTTGATGGATCTGAGGATAATGATCCAATATAATATTCTCCTGTATTAGTTGTCGAACCAACGATTGCTCCCGCAAGTCTATCAAATAAAGTTCTATCAAAACTTGGCTTATATTTGTTATAATCAATATTGGCAAAAAGTCTGGATTTTTGTCCTCCTCCCGTATTGTTATAAAATATTTGAGATCCTGTTTGTCCTCCACCTAATAATGTTGTAAAAAACTTTCCAACCGCAGACATTTTAAAGGCGGTATTAAGTTGTGTTAGTGTTGTTGGTTGCCCAGGATTTATATTCGTATTAAAATATGAACCAGGGATTTCTGATACAGGTAAAATACTTCCTGCTAATCTAAGTGCAAAGTCGGTTGCCGCAAGGATAGGATTTGATGGAACTGTAATTGTATAATTTGGTTCTAATAATGGAACAATTCCTGTTATAATATTAAGAACATCTGTTCCACTTCTTACATTAAAAACATTTGCTCGACCTATTGTATCTTGTCTAATCTGATCAGCAATTCTTTCTTGAAATTGATTTCTAAGTGTTACTGCTCCAAGTTTGGCAATAAATGAATCTTGACTTAAAAGTCCATCACTTCCTACAGGATCATTTGATAATAAAATTGATGATGGTCTATATGTCGATGGATTAAATGTCGGATATGGTTGGTTATTATATACGCTGTCTAATCCATTTCTAATATAAGACGGTTGAGTAAAAAATTCTCCAGCGTCTGATAGTTCAAGTGTTCCATTAGAATACGCATTAACTTTTTTCCAATTATCTGACTCAGGACCCGCTTGAGATAATATACGAGCATCTTGTTGTCCCGGTCCATATGGTCCGTTATTTGACTTCGTATTGGACAAGGCGTTAGGATCTGGTACTTGTTCGTACCCGCCTTCATTACCCCATTGATTTAAAGGATAAAGATAGTTGGCAAACGATGGGGTATCAATTAATTGATCTGGACTATCTTGAACTGAGGTGTCCGATTGAAAGTATTCAATATTATATGGCGGAGAAGGTACATTAGGAGACTTAGCATATGGAGCTAAATTTCTTGTTATTAGTTTTTTTCTAAAACCATCCGAGTTTACTAAATCTAGAGGACTACTTGCCATTTAAATCTTTTCCAATAAATAGGTCAAATATGTTTTTTTTATCAAGGATTATATCCTGTCGCTCCCGGTCCCTTTGTAGGCGTAGAGTTCCTTGCAAGTCCCTTAATAAAATCTTGGAATTTTGTTGTATTAAAAGTGTCTGTTAATGCTTTATTTAATTGATCAGCACTAAGACCTTGTGCTCCTTCAATTTTAATATCGTGATGGATTGTTACCTCTCCATCAACTTTTGTTTCATTTGTTTGTGTTGATTGTGCCGCTGATTGGTTATTAGATATATTTGTTACCTCAGGAGTTGCCGGTGAACTAATTTCACGATTACTATATGGTCCAACATATGGCGGTTTTGGTTGAATTCCAAAAAATTTCTCAGTACTATTCACCATACCCGTTCCTTTTTTACCTAATTCTATACCCGCTTGTCTACCTGCCTCGCCCCCCTTTGTTAACATTTGAGCGCCCTCAAGACCTTTTGTTGCCCCTACTGTAACTGTCTTAATACCATTAAGGGCAATACTAGCGACATCTTTAGCTAAAGCCTTAAAATCTTGACTTGACGCTTGTCCTCTTCCCGCTTTCTGCAATATTCCTATAATATCATCACCAATTTTTTCTGTAAAATTCTGTTTCATTGACTTAACAGTTCCTTCATTAAAGATTCCTTGAACTATTGCGGTAATTGTTGTTCTAGTATCCTCCTGTGCCCTTTGAGCGCCTCCTTGAGTTGTGATTGATCCAACAATTTTATCCCTCATCGCATTAATACCATTTTTCACTTGCTCAGTCGCACTTAGTTGAGAAAGAGCAATTTCCTCAAGTGTTTTTGGTTGTTTTTTTTGATTTTCAATAAGTTTATCCATTTCTGCTTGAGTAACATCAGTTAAATCCTCAAGATGTTTTTTTCCATCCTTATCCTCAACCTCAACCTGATATTTACCACTCTCAGACATTTTGGAAATATTTGAAAGGTATTGTTTGTCTTCCTCATTTTTAAATGTAATAGATGGGCTAATTTGAGACATTCTCATATCTGCCTCAGCAGCTGCTAATCCCATCTTGGTTAAAGACCCTGACGTTAGTCCCGCCTGTTTTTCCATTTCCCCTAAAGTTAGTACACCTTGTGGATTAATCTTAAATGTTTTTGTTTTTTCATCAAAATAGGTAAATTGTTTTGAAACATTGGCAAGACTTGTTTGTAATCCTGATGGATCATTAATTGACTGGTTCATCAATTGAAATGGATCGGCAAGTCCTCCAACAGAAACTCCTAATCTTTGAAACGCGGATGCCACCTCAATTGCACCTTCAGGAGATAAAACTCTTTCCGCCAACTTAAAAGTCTCACCCATGTCAAACCTTAACATACTTGCTTGAGCCGCCATTTTTGTTAACCCTTGTACTCCTCCTTCAAATTGATATCGGTTAAGTTGACCCATGTTTTTTTCAACATCCTGCATCACTTGTTTTGTATTCCCACCAATACTTTGAATATATCCTATAGAGCTTTCTAACTGTTTTGGAAGTTGCCCAATTCCAACCCCAACATTTAAAAATTTATCGGAAAGTTCTCCAGCAGTAACCCCTAAAACTTTTGAAGCAGCATATAACTTAGTAATGTCTTCTGTATTTGCAATAACATTTCGTCTAGACGCTAAAGCAATTTCTGACATTGTTTTACTGACATCTTTAATGCCTCCACCAAGATTGTCAATCATTGGTAATGTTTCGCCAATGGTAGTTCTAAGCTCAATAATTCTAGCCCGACTTTCACCCATTGACTTATTAAAGTCATTTGCGCTATCCTCTAAATTTCCAAATCCGTCAGTTATAGTCTCAAGATTAATTTTTGCAGCAGATTTAAGATCTTCATATGTTTCTTTAATTGTTGCTGGTCCTTTTTTTCCCATAATTTTTTAAAGCTTATATTATATAAATACAAAAGGACTGAATTTTCAGCCCTTTTGGTTTTCCCTAATCCATTTATCCAATAAATATTTTCTCATAAAAATTGGCATTGATTGAAAATCTTGATAACTGATCTTCAACAGCGTATTCAAATAGTAAAATTCGTCTAGCTGCCCTTTCCTATAATCAGAAGAAAGGACGAAAAAAATCCACCCCAAAACCAACATTTACTGTTTGTTTTTCTCCTGACGGGGTGGTAATTTCTTTTTTCATATCCAATTTAGGTTCATTTTGATCCATAAATTTTCTCACATATTTAGAGTCTGCAATTGGCATTTGTTCGATAAATCTTACAATTTCCGATTTATCTGTTGTTCCGTCAACCTCAACAATTTGTTTTTGAAGTCTCCAAGTTACCCTCGGTGCAGTCCTGCCTTGGGGATATGTATCAACCATTCTCTGTATTTCCTGAATTTCCCCATAATTCATGGGTTTCAATTTAATAGTTGATCCTGATTTTGGTAATATTGTAGTAAATGTACCATCTTCATTAGGTTCTTGTCCATTAACAATAGTTAATCTTTCCAATGAAACTGTTACTGTAAATGGTTTTCCTGTAATTGAATCTGTTAAATTTAACTCCATATCAGTTCCAAATGCAGTATTTCGTAAAAAGATAAGAATTGCTTCAATATCACCTTCTAACAATTCCTCTATTCTAAAATCAGGTTCATACACCTTTGATCGTAATAAAGTTGATGTTAAATCTTTATCTCCCCCCATTAATACATTCTCGTCACTTGCGGTCAAATATCCGACCTTAAGTGTCTTTTTCTTGTTTTTATAAAAAACTCCTTGTGATGGTAGTCCCACCACATCGTGTGGTAGTGTAAAATTTTGTTGACCGTAGTCTCTTGATTGATCGTCCATATAAAAAAAAATAACCGTAAAGTTTATGTCTCTACGGTTAAATATAATTCTTAATCTTTTTTTATAAAGATAATTCCCATCTAATATGACCGCAATCATAAATTCTATAAATCTTTCTATCAAACATTATTTCTTTTTCCGTTTTATTCTTATCATATCCTTCTTTAACTAATATATCCTTTCTAAAATTAAATCTATAATATCTTAATCCATTAATTACGTACCAATAATTTGGTTTTGATTGCGTTTTTTTCTCAAACCCCAAATGTTTATACATATCCCCATTAAAAAGTCTAATATCTGAATATGAAATAATTTTATTAGGTAAGTAAGTATTCATGAAATATTTTAGAAGTTTTCCGGCCGCTCCAACAACATTAGTATTAATTTTATTACAAAATCTAGTAAGTTCCCATTCATCACTTTTTCCACCCATTAAAACTCTTCCTTTTGAAAATGTCATCACTGAAGTCAAATCACCTTTATAGTATAACCCAATTTTTACTTTTGAATTAACATTTCCTTGTATATGGTTTTCGTCAAGAAATTTTTTACACGTAATTGAATCCATCTCTTTAATTTCACATTTTCTAGCAAAAATATTATCATCTGTCTTTTTTATCCTATTCTTGATTATAGACTTAACAATCTCTTTTTTATTAACCCATTCATCTTCAAATATATGAATCAATTCTATATTTTTTTCTTGACACTTAATAGTTTTGTTTAGATGATAGTCATAGGGTAAGAATAATTCATTATGCCAATAAACGCCATTAAATTCTATTGCTAAGTTATATTGTGGAATAAAAATATCCAATTCTTGTTTATTATCCATTATCTTAGACGAACAATTGTGTTCTATTGATAACGATGTTAAATACTTAGATAGTTCATCTTCATAACCGCTTCTCAATGATTGTCCAATAGGATTACAATGAATACACACGTCATAATCTCTATTATTTCTTTCATATAATAATTGCTTTGTAATTTTACTTTCTTTATCACATTTCTCACACTTAATTGTCACTATTAACTTATCAATATCTATAATATTAATTTTTGGGTACAACGATTTAAATGACTTAATAACTTTATTCCTGTAGTTATTTGACTTTGAGTAATTATCAACTCCATATTTTTTAATTGATGTTATTTTTAATTTTTCAGGATTATTATAATTTTGGTCACCATATTTTTTTAATTTCGTTTCTTTTGCCTTTTTAGAGTTATTAAAATTTATATCCCCGTATTTCTTGTTCTTAGTATCTCTTTGTTTTTTTATAAAATCCTCATGTTGAGGATAAAAATCAACTCCATATTTTTTGTTAATAGTATTGCGTTGTCTGATAGACATCTCTTCCTTATTAGAGTTAATACAAACCAAAGAGCAAAATTCACCATATGGTTTATCAAACCTATCCCTAAATTTTATTTCATTACCGCATGTTTTACACTTTGGTCTTTCCGTTAAGGTATTATAATAAAACCAAATTTTTTCTTTGAAGTTTAGACCGATAGATAGGTCCTTGGAATACTCAATAATTTTCACGTATAAATCAGGATGATTATTTCTTATCCATTTTTCTTGAGTTTTATATCCTGACTTATTATTTGTTGTAAAAAAAGAAAAATCCATACATTTATATTTTATATATAAATATATAGATTTTTCTTTGGGTTGTAAAGGATATGTAAAAATCAATAAACCAGTACACAACGATCCATCCTTAAAGACGCCGAAATTGTTGCCAACGCCTCTGAATTGTATGCCAAAGTACCAAAATTGACATCTACTAAGAATGTGCCATATAAAATCCATTTTTCAACAACAACTCCCGTAGGATCTAACATCTCCAAATCAATATCTTTCTTGTATCCCGCAGCATATCCCATACGACCTGTTACTGACTCAGCATGTAATCGAACCCATTCCATCAACGCTTGAGCCGCAGAAGGTCCAATAGGGTCTCTAAAGGTCACTGGAATTGCTTGCCATGTAAATCTACCTGCAACATAAGTAGAAGTATTTAAAAATTGTATCTCAGTTGCACCAATTTGAATATGTGGTCTAGCAGTAGTTTCTACAAACCACTCATTAATTCCCAAACTTGATGGAAACCTTAGAATAAAACGATTCTGACGCTTTGGTTCGTAAGGAACCGGCATTTTCATCAATAAATCAGCCATATTATTATAATTTTGTTTTTTTGTTTATAACGATAAATATATCTCTATTAAAAATATTTCTATTTACTTTTTTTTTCGAGCGATTATTCTTATTTAACTTCCTTTTTAGTACCTCCGGCAGTAGAATAAGTCTTAACTATATTATCTGGTTTATTTTTAAAATGTTTACTAATAGCTTCTATATTCTTTGCATCATCATCTGAAAAGCCTATAGATAATTTACTAGGTATAAATTTATTTTTAATATCTTTCTTTAAATAAGCTTTTTTATTAAGTAATGCCGCCATTCCTTTAATATAACTTACAAAATCATCCATCGCTTGTACTTTAGCCTGTTCAGGATTTTTTGACCCCTCTTCATCACCAAAACTTACTGGATGATATTTGTTTAACTCTAAGTAAGTTTTAATTAATTCTTTATCACTCATTTCATCCTCACCCATAAATGACCGATATTTTTTAAGGTTTTTTAATAGTTCCTCTTTATCTATACCGTTGAAACCTGTTATAATATAATTATATATTGCTTCCTTTATTGTGTTCGGATTATGTCCTCTTGCTGTAATAATTGCAAAAATAGATCCATTATTAATTGCTTCTTTAAAATCATCAAATGCTGGACCTGGTTTTGCTCTCATTGCATCAATAATAAAATCCTTATCTCCTTTAACTCCGAAGTTACGGAAAGCATCATCAGCATATCCTACAATCATTTCACCATTATATTCAAAAGGTTCTTTACCAATCTTATGTCTATATGATGCAAAGTCATCAGTACTCATTTCGACTTCATCACCATCTTCATTTAATAACACAATTTTGGTGGGCATATGTACGATATTATCGTCCCAGTCAAAAGCATAATATTTTAAATCTGGTGTACCTTCACCCTTAAATCCTTCTTTAAATTCTAATCTCATAGTTGGCTAATGGGGGAGAATTAATCCCCCCCCCTATTATATTAAATATTCTCGAAGGAAGCTCCTGTTGGAGTGATAAAGAATTCAATATCAATGAACTCTAACGCCTTCGTTGGTTTAAGGTAAATTTTACCTGTTAGGGTATTTCTGTCTAAGTCTTCAGGTGAAGATGAAACTGTCACACGGAAATCGTATAGACCTCTATCTCTTCTGATAGAATCCAAGATTGGGTTAACACTATCTAAGAATTGTTGTCTAACGATTTGATCGTTTTGTTCGAACAACAATCTAACAGCGACCGCAGAAATCAACTTACGAGCTTGAAGTAATAATCTTCTTACATTCAATCTGTTAAGTGCACTATCGGCAACTTGTAATGTTTTATTACCCCAAATTACGGTACCAACATCTGCGAATGTTGCGATTGGATTAATTCTACCTTGATAAAGTGTGTCTCTATCTTCTTGGGTTAGTTTTCTTCTTGCTTTAACAGAGTTTACTAAACCTCTTGTGTAACCCGCTGATGCGAACCAAGGGAAAGCGATATTATCAGTAAGTGCCAAGTTTCTACAAACTTCACCTGTAGCAGGTAAGTAGATTTGGGTGTTATTAACAGTATCTCTTGTTAAAATCCAAGGATAGTAAGTAGCGGTATAGTTAGAGTCGATTCCTGTATTATTCAAGTTATCAACAGCCTCTTGAGGATAGATAACATCTAATGAATTTGTTCCATCAGGTGTGTACATATTGTAGTCAGGAGTAGTTGCGATGTATACTGAATCCGCTCTTGAATATTGAACCATGTTAATCGCGTCTTCTACTAAGTTTGAGTTGTTAACATAATCAATACTTGAAGTCGCAAACACATTGATGTTTGTTGCCTCAGGGTTTTGGAATGATAAGATACCAAGTAGATATGCGTAATAGTCAGTATTAGCGAAATCTTGAGTGTTATTCTGAACCACAATTCTCTTAAATAGACCATCACCAGTTGCTGATGGGTATCTTGTAGATGGTGATGCTCCTGCCAAGTAACCTGACGCTCCTAATTGGAATCTATCTTGGTTAGTTCTAAATTCTCTGTAAATGTCCCATCCGTCGAAACCACCAGCAAAACATACTGTGTATTTTCTAGCGTAGATGAAATAATATGGATTTTCTTGTGTGTCAGGATCTGTTCTGAAATCTGCATCTCCACATTCAAATGCTGTTTGACCACTTGATAAATAAGTGTTTGACATTGTAACAACAGTTGCGCCTGAATCCATATGGAATCCTTTAGATTGTATATTCCAAGAATCTCCAGGGATAGGAACTGCCGAAGCCACCCAATTATTTGGATTTTGTTTTCCAATATATGATAAGAAAGATTCATCAACCCCAAATTGTGTTGAAAATCCTAAATAACTTCTTCTAACAATATCACCATTTGATTCAGTAACATTTAAATTAGCTCCGAATGGAGGATTATAAATTACTTCACCTGGATAATAATATTTTGTTTTGAATTTAATATATGGTGAAGGATAAAGATCATATGACTCATATTCTCTTTGTGTATAACCATAGAATCCACAAGGTATTGCGTCCACTGGAGCCTCATCGGCCAATTCAATCATAATGTATTTTGAAAGAAGTGCGAACTCACCATTTGCAGTACCAATCTTTTTTGCCACAAAATTATTAGATGCCGGATCCATATTACAATTTGTAAATTTCTCAACAACAACAGGATTTGCATCAGTGTCATAGAAGTTTCTTACTAAGACATCAAAAGTCATATTATTAAATGATAAATTCGCTATCGAAATTTTCACTTCAAAGTTAGCTGAATTACCATCAGAGATAGAAATAAACTTAAATAATCTATAAACTTGATTACCTCTTAATTCTGAAACTAAATAAGGTGTTTCAGGTGATTGATATTGTTCTACATTATAAGCGATAGAAGTTGACTCTTCACTTCTTGCTTCAGGTAATGCGATTAACTCACAATTTAAACCTTTAATGTATCCTTGATTGTATGCGTAGTTTAAAGAGCTAGGATAAATCTCTTCAACATAAATTGGAACATCATATCTTGATTTACCAAAATTGTCGACCCCTAATACTTTAGTAATATACTTAGAAGACATTGCAGATAATGATGATTCAAATGAGAAGTTAGTGTTCTCTCTTGTAACCCCTGAAAGTAAGAATGATTCAAATGGAGAATTTGTAATACCAGAGTATTGATTACTACAAATAATATTTAAATCTGTTAACCCACTTACTTGGTATATTTGACCGTGATCAATACTATCGGCACTATTAGCATATAATGAAATACCTCTTGAACGTAAAGTCGCAACAACCATATTATTATACTGGGTGTAAGCCGTACCTGTGAAAGTATAAACACTACCTGAAACAGTTCCTGTATATGATAATGAAGTTCCTGATATTAAATTAGTCACAGCATAATCAAAAGAATATCCTGAATAATTATTTCCTGTGTAGTTATCAAAGTTTGCATAATACCAAGAATCATTCGATCCCGCACTTAAGTCATTGTAGTATAAATTGTTTGA